TTTCTAGTTAAACTAATTCCTCTGACAAGAACTATTGTACCCGAATCAGACATTACTATATCTCCATCCTTGAACTCGGACTGAGCCTTCTCTATCTCCAAACTTTCACGGTTCAACTTTCCGCCCAAACGTTCCTCAATGGTATTTATGTAGGTCTGAGCAGCATCCGTGGATTCAAGGCGATAATTACCAGTGAAGCAATTGCATTCTTCGTGATATGTAATATTTAATTTATCAGAGCAATCCAAGGGATGCTTACCTTTGAAATAAGTATAATCATCATTAAGGAATCCATCGAAAATTACTCTTTCCTCGTAAGCAGTATTCTTTAGCACATCGCCTTTATTCCAGGAGAACTTAGCCCAGTCTCTCATTTTATCAGAAGGAAATAATAGACATTCTCCTTCTACATAGGCTTTACCATCATCCCAAAAATAAAAAGCACCAAAAGCGTCAGATTCTATCCCTATTTGTGGTTCTGATTTTTCGGATTCTATATATGATAATTTACATTCTCCACAGATGGGAGAATATAACTTTGTACCTTGTGGCTTATCCTTTAGGATTTCCGCTATATTAACCTTTTCTTCCATAACCATTAACTTGCTTTATAAAGATTAAACCACACCTTATTACTCTGTTTACTCTTATAAACATTACCTTCAAGGTCGAAATAAACACGTTTCTTTTGATTGAACTTCTTCATCATTGGCTGATTATCCTTGTATGTCGTTACATCATACTCAATCAATGAAGAACCACGTTCATTCTTTGTTGGAGGATAACCTGATTCAGGTATGAAACGTACCTCAAATTCTTTATTTCCAATTTCAAAATTTGCTGTAGCCATGTTACTTCACTCTTTTAAATTGAACAGCCTTTCCGTCTTTTCTAGTGCTTGCGCTACAGTCAAAATCTCCGCAAACATTCTCATAGATATTGTTACATATCTCATCGAAAAAACAGCCATTACATTGTTCTTTCTCTGTCTTAACCACCTTCAAGACGATTTCTGAGCCTATAGGTAAATCTTCCATAATTACACCTCCTCGTTGTATTTATAAACAAGCCCGACAACCAGCTTTACAAGCTCATTGTTCGTCATAACTCTAGTGTCTGTATTACCAAGTCTCAGCTCATCAATGATACGTTCTGCAACCTTCTTGATGTGTCCCATCTTTGACAGAGGGAAACGCTTAATGTCGGCAGCCTTGTCAAGGTGGAAACTCTCACGAAGGTAATCTGCACGAATAATGTTAACTGTTGAAGACTGTCGAGTAACTACCCATACACCCTCTTCTATAGAGTCGTACAAGAGCATATTCGTAGGTTCATACTTTCCGTTTATCTTTCGATAGAACGTCTTCGATATATCGAGGTCAGGAATCTTGTATTCCTGATAGCGACCTTTACCGTTCTTTGTGTACAGCGTTGGAATTTTTTTCATTTTTATTACGTTTTAAGTTAGCTATTCTAGTCTCTCTAATATACTCCTCAGATTTCTTCAATCCGAGTTTCTTAGCTTGTTTAGCGACCGCGTAAACGCTTCTGCCAACTATTCTAGCAATATCTTTGTTAGAGGAGTCTGGATAACCTGTTTTTAATGCTCTTAATTGAGCTTCATTCCAAGGAGAGCCAGTATTATCTTGTGCGTCTTCTCCATCTACGATAATTCCGTTTATATCAAGATTAAGACCACTGAATATGCAAGCATTCGCAAGTGCTTTTTCGGCACGTTTATAATCAAGCACCTTTTTACCGATGATTTCGAATCCGAGAGAGAGTTTGTCAGGGCACTCTGAAAACACTTTCTTATCTACAGATTCAGGATATATAGCTTCCACTGCATTACGCATACGAGAATGAACTCCCTTAATTGGGATAATAAAGTATTCTGCAATATTTGTTGCCCAAGAACCGTTATATTCATCCATTGTCTTTTTAAATGCGGAAACAGAAGATTCAAGCATTCCGCTCAATATTCCAGACATAACAACCATTGTGTACATCTTATGTCTTTCAATATGATGCTTTGAAAATTGGTTATCTAACGCATAATAACATTTCCTTACATCATCTTGTAGATTGAACTTGATGATAAAAGTAAGCTTATCCCATATCTCAGACATGCCGTCAGCTTTCATTCGTTCTTTGAATAAGTCAATCAATTCATCGGAAAATTCCTTCGCCTCTGTCATTCTTCTCTTTACATCAAACTTAAATAGCTTTTCATCTTCCGATACAAGTTTGAATGTTTCATCTATGTTTGATTTAACGATTTTAGCAAAGCCGCCAACCATCGAGTAGAAAAGCATGTAGAGTTTGCTTATCTGTTCTTTCGATGGAACTGCAAGAGGAACACCTGCGAGTACACACGAATCATTTGGATTCCAATTTGTCTGCATACTATAACATATCCTTTTCAATAGCAAACGCACAACAGATGCAGAACATCATCAGCAATGCGAGTGCTACATGTTCAACCATAAAGCAGAGAAATCCGCAACCTGCGATAATTACTGCTATTATAAGCAGAATCATCAGTATTGTATGTTTGTACTTTTTCATATACTACTATTTGAGAAAAATGTGAAACGGACTATCAGATTTACTGATAACACGAATACCTTTAGTCAAGAAATCGCTTTCTAGAATATCATCAATAGAAAAACTCCAGCAGCAACTACCAGTAAGACCACCACATGGATGGAAAGTCTTGAACTCAGACGATACATTATTGGCAGAATTATAGCTATACACATATTCATTGTAACGTTTAGCAACAATTCTGTCGTGTTTAGACAACCCATCCAAAGGTATCTTAGAAACGTAATATATTAGAGTTAATACAATTTCATCACATATAACCTCAATATTGAAATCACATGAACATCCTCCAAAAATATCATGGGTAACATGTACGTTTCCATACATATCTGATATTACATCTATCTTTTTGGATGCCAATCTTTTCATTAAGCCTTCTTTAATACCTTTTTGCTTTTCAGCCTCAACAAACGATTTGAGAAGTTCTTGTTGCAGCAGTCCGCATTCTGTTGTTGCTTGTGCAGACAAATTATTGATTACCATTCCGTCCATATTACTTTGATTTTAAGTTTCCGTATGCAGCATAGAAGCTATCAAGCTGCTGTGTTGCGTGTACTAGCTTCTGATTATAGCTATCTCGCTCTGCTCTAGCCTTAGATATAAAGACGAAGCTAACGATGAATGATATTACTACTGTTACTGCGATGAACAACCAGGGCAGCTTGTGTACCGCCTTATTGATTGCTCTTCCTAGGTTTCTTACGATAACCCAAGAATAAACTCCGATGAACACTACCGCCTGTTTTGTGGTTGCGTTCTCAATACGTTCTGTCTGCGTCATAATTATTAAATTATTTAGTTTGGTTGCACCAGTTATCGGTAGATTTCCAATAACCAGCTAACCATATTTCTTTTGGTGTCGCATTAGGGTGCTCACTGAGCCATTCCTCTGCCATTTTACTTACGTCTGCCATTTTGGTCTCGTTTTGATTCTTTTTCAAGCTTTTGCTTTAGCTTTTCAAGAGGCGATTTTTCAATATCAACACCCTTTAAGCGGCAATGTTCTTCGTAGGATATTGCTTTTCTTCTAGATTCCTCATCTTCTTTCTTTTGTTTCTCAGCTAACTTTTGAGAATCAATTTCGGCTCTCTTTTCATAGAGCTTACACATGTATTTTTCGAGAGCAATAAAAAGTTTTTGAGGATTTACTGTCTTTCCTACATAGATTTCGCCATACTCACCCATAGAAAACTCGTAGAAGAATCTAGTAAGCTCACTAGGCGTAAGGTGATAGTATTCTTGTCTGATACGCTGTGCCATAGCCTTGAACTGATAAGGAGTAGTCGAATCGATAGCTCCAATAACCATAAACAAGTCGATAAGCATTATCTTAATCCAAAACTCGCTTGCGCCATCTTTGAAGTACTTATCAATACTAACAAACGACATACCGCCTCTAGCTACAGAATCATATACAGATGTAATTGCATCTGTCCGATTTTGCAGAGTAGGATATTTATCCAAGAATAGCGCATATTGTTTGCCATATTTTGCTACCGCTTGGCTACATTCAGTCGGCAAGTATTGAACTAATTTTGTTGAAAGTTCGTTGCTGTTGTTCATAACTATTTGCGTAATTAATTTTAGGGCTGAACAACCCAGTGTAGTTGTTGCCCATAGAATACTCAACGATTTCCTTTGCATATTCTGGATTTCCATTTGACAACTGTAGAAGTTTCTTTTTAAGAGCTTCTAACCCACGTGGCTTGTAAGTCTGACGTTTTTCTTTCTTATATGCAAGCCACATTTCAAGAGCTTCTTTGCAAGGATAATATTCTTCTTGTTTTTGCTCTGTAGTAATCTCGAAATCCGACAAATCGTTTCCTAACGAAAATGCAGCACCCATAAGAAATATTCTCTGTTTCTCTGCGTCATTAGGGAACAATTCGCTAGACTTCTGACGTATGTTAGTTGGTAACATCATAAGCTATTGTATGTAATTTTGTTGTCTTTCTATATCATGCTGAATATGCAGTAGTGCGATATATTCATCAGAATCAGGAAAATCAAATCCAGCTTCTTCTTTTGCCCACAATTTAAAATCAGAAATTGATTTGCTCATTTCGTCTTTCGTAAGGTCAGCAGAAGAACGAAGATACTTATAGCATTCACCTGTGAATTTATCAACTCCCTCTCTGAGAAATATATCTTTGTTCACTATTAGCTTATAGTAATGTGTCTTGACTTCGTCTAGAGTGTAGCCGTATTGAAGCGCAAAGGCTGATAGAAGTAAATGAAGGTAGGCATTCTGATTTAAGGAACGCCCACGCTTCTCTTTTAATTCTACCATAGCACATTTGTTCTCCAACTCGGTTACTTTTGCTCTAAACTTTTCCAGTTCAAACACATTTTTCAGATTGAACCACATAAGCGTTGAATGCTCGTTTGATTAATTCTACGCTAGAAGGGCAAGTCATCAGAATACTGCGTATCAGAAGATGGAGCAGCAGATTGCGGTTGCTGTGGCTGTGCAGGTGGAAACAGACTTTGCTGATTCGTCGGGTTTGCCACGCCAGCAGCATTAGCAGAACTTGCCATAGCTTGTTGTGCCGCCTGTGCGCCAGACTGAACATTGCCACCATAGCCACCACCTTGTACAGAAGCTTGTTGCGCTTGATGAACAACATTCCAAGCACGAATCTGATTAAAAAATCTGCCTTGATATTCATGCGCATCAATATCAAAGCTAACATTAATAACCTCACCGAGCTGAATACCAAAACTAGCAATTCTATCCGCTCCAAAAACATCAAAAGCCATTTTTTTTGGATATTGCTCTTGTGTTTCTATTACATAGGTCTGAGATTTCCACTCACCTCTTGCAGATACGCCGCTTCTTTCAGGTAAAACGGCAATAACTTTTCCTTGAATTTCCATTATTTTTTATTTAAAGAATTTTGTAAAACCAAATCAGCCAACTCTTCAAAGTAGGCAACATCCTTAATAGCGGAATCTTGTTCACCAGTAACCTGTGATGCTATAGAACCTTTCTTCATAATCAAGCTATAAAGATAACTGTCAATAGTATTAATTCCCATCAGAATCCACGATGTAACAGCATTCTTCTGTCCGTTACGATAAGCACGGCATTCGCATTGAGATAAGTCTGCCATCGTCCAAGGTAGCTCTGTGAATACGACATTCGATGAAGCCGTAAGAGTTAATCCTACACCAGCAGCCTTAATGGAACAGATGATTATTCTCTTTTTCTTAGCTTGAAAAGAATCAATAGCCCATTGTTTCTGCTGCTGGTTATCAGAGCCAGTAACGGAACATACCTCACTAGGAAACTCCTTTTTGATTGCATCAACAACATCACGATGTTCTGCGAATACAATTATCTGTTCTTCCGTATCATGTAGGAACTCGATTGTTGCTTTCATCTTTCCCTTTCCAGATATAGAACGAAGATTCATAAATTTAACTAATGCCTTCATTCGTAGCTTTTTTCTAGCTTCATCCTCAGAGCAATTCTTATATTCAAGAAGGAATGTAAGCAAGTCTTTCTGACAAGTATCATACTCTTCTTGTGTTTCAGAATCAAGAGCAACACTAATTGTTGTTCTTGTTAGTTCAGGTAAATCTTTGAGTACATCTTTCTTTTCTCTGCGAAAGTAACATGTTTCGTGAATTTTTTGATTAAGCTCTTCGAGATTCTCGTTTTCTCCATATCTATTACAGAACTCGCCATATCCGCCAAATTCATCAATTCTACCAAGAATAGCCAACTGACAAGCCATATCAGTAGCATGGTTAACCACAGGCGTACCAGTCAGCTCGTAGATATATTCCTTGCCTTGGCAAATACCCATTATTATTTTTGACTGCCTTGTCGTTGGGTCTTTAACTCTTGCAGACTCGTCAATAATGACCGATTTCAGAATATCGACCTCATTCCTAAAAATGAAATTTTTAAGCTTTAACGGCTTTTCTCCGAGTGATACAACGAAATATTTAGCAAGAGACTCGTAATTGCATATAACCACATCATACAAATCCATCTTAGTAAGATGATAGCCGTATGTTGCGTTTACAGAATCCGTAAGGATAAGCGGACGAAGATTTGTGAATTTCTTGATTTCACGTTCCCAATTGACTTTGAGGGCAGCAGGGCAAATGACTAAACAAGGAGTCGCTTTTGCACGTTCAATTGCAACGATAGATTGAACCGTCTTGCCAGTTCCCATATCATCCCCATTTATGCAACGCTTCATAGCAAGTTCCATGCGTACACCCTCTTCTTGATAATCGTATAATTTTGGTTTATCTGACATAATAATAATTATAATAAACACCACATTCTGAAAGCCCATTCAAGAGCCTTCTCTCTACCACGCAAATACAACTCGTCACCACGTTCAATCTTTTTGTAGAATACTTTTTTCTTAGTCTTTGAAACTGCAAAGATAAAGTCTTGATTTCCATATCTAGGGTCAATGCTGTGCGTCAAGTCCATATACCATGCACGGCTTCTATCCCAGTCCACGAAATCAATCTGAGCTTCAAATTGTTCTTGTGACGTAGCTGCGGTAGTCTTCAAGTCACCGCCAAACTCGCCAAGCCACCAGTCGAACTTACATCGTACAGGCAGTTCAAACTCGAAACCTTGGTATTCCATCTTCATGCGCGGATTGATGAATGTTTTCTGACCGACCGCATTTTTCAGAACAAAATCAAGAAATCTATCCTTTGTTGCTTGTTTCTTTAAAACTGCAAGTCTGTCTAATCCCCATTTCCAATCTTTCTCTGTATATTTCTCATCATCAACCGTCATAGCATAATGATTACACTTTTCTGGTTCGGTAACGAGAGCATCAACGAGAGTGCCAAGATGGAATGCCTTTTTCTTGTCTGATTCCTTAACGAAGTTAAGTTGTGGGTTAAGAGCGAACTTCAATGCGGTGAGGTCTGAGTTGGAAACCTCACCACGTGAATAATAAGGGTCAAACGGTTGCTCTGCCATATTACTTAGCTGTTACTTCATCCTCATATTTAATATAAGGGGAAACGATATACTCCTCCTCATTGTTAGCATGTTTCTCGCAAGCTTTGCGCATAAACTCCAACTTAGAAGCAAGTTTGTCAGGTGACATAGAAGAACCCTCAATCGTCCACCACTGCTGAATAATATCGAGCCAAGCGTTTTTGTCAGTAACGACAAGACGTTTTGTGACCTTTATTTTCTGCTTACTTGTGTTGTCAACAGAAGTCTGAGCGAAGAGTGACTGAGCTTGTGCAGTAGCATGTTGTGCAGCGTTTTCAGCATCACGTTTCTCTTGCTCTGCTGCAAGCTTGCGTTGTTGCTCTTCCTTGGCGGCTTCATCAGCCTTACGGATAGCTTCTTCTTTAGCCTTACGTTCAGCCTCAGCAGCGGCAGCTTCTGCCTCCTTGCGTTTGCGTTCTTCTTCGGCAGCTTTCAGTTCTGCCTCCTTGCGTTTGCGTTCTTCTTCGGCAGCTTTCAGTTCTGCCTCCTTGCGCTTGCGTTCCTCCTCATCTTTGATGCGTTGGATTTCTTCTTGCTTTTTACGCTCTTCCTCGGCAGCCTTACGTGCTTCCTCTTCCTTGCGTTTGCGTTCCTCCTCTGCCTTACGTGCTTCCTCTTCCTTACGTTTGCGTTCCTCTTCTGCCTTCTTGATTTCAAGAAGTTCAGCAATCTTAGAGTCAAACTTCATAAGGAGTTCGTCACGTGTAGCAGTGACAGTCTGCTTATAAGACGCAAGCAACGATGCGGAAATTTCCTTGTATGCGCCGTTCATAATATCCTTTGCGTCATTCTCATCAATTTCAGAAGAGTATGAAGGCTTGTTATTAACGAACAGATGTCCGAGGTCAAGAACATCAGAACACTCTGTAATACGTTTCTTAACTTCATCCTTGTTATCAAGGGTAAGAAGAGAGAACGTATTATTAAGTGAGTTGATAGCAGCAGAAGAATGCTCAGTAAGAAGATTGTTGAGCGTATCAATAGTATCTGTCTTCAACTTAATCTTAGCCTCCTTAATGCGCTCTTGTCGCAAGCGTTCTTGCTCTGCTTTCTTCTGCTGTTCTAGCTTGTAGGCAGCATACTCATTACGCTTCTCCTGAATCTTATAGACAACTGAATCTGTATTCTTGGAAGAGATAAGGCTCTCCATCATCGTAAATCCCTTACGGACAATATCGAACACTTGGGTAACACCCTTACGTTTCTCCGTCATTGCTTTCTCTGTCAGTTTAGCCTTCTTGATAAATTCAGCAGCTTTCTCGTCAAGAGCATCATTCATACCAGACGCACTAATATCAGACAGAAGAGATTCACCTGCCTGAACACATGCCTCATAAGACTTTCTGTTAGCTTGCACCGCATTTTCTGTATCGGATTTGAGCGTTGCAATCTGTCTTGTAATATTGTTTGCTTGTTGTTGTACCAACTGCAATTCTGTATTTTCAACCATACTTTATAAATTAAAATGGAGAATCATCGTCAACCTTTGCCTTAACACCATTTTTCTGTGTTTCAGCTTGCGAAGCACCAAATGCCTCTTGTTGCTTCTGTTGTGGCTGATTATCAACATCAGCTTGAAGCATACCACCGAGACCTACTGACAACTTAGAATAAGTTTTGAACGCATGCTTACAAGTCTTAGAGATTAGGAATCCTGTATCAATATCCTTGAAGTACGTTCTACCATCATTGCCAACATAATTACCTCCATACAGAGCGTTAGCTTTTCCGCAAAATTTAACCGAATACTCACGCAATCGGTCAACGCCTTCACGGTCAAGTACGAAGTAATCATAGGAATTATCAGGAAGAATAATCTTCACATAACAAGCAACTATAACCGAGTTTGTTGGTCGTGGATAAGTCTTCACATAATCAACAAATTTATGACCGTCACGCTCACCGAAGCGGAAATCATCGCAATCATATACCACTACAGGGTTGTCACAACGAAGAATCTGCCCAGCCCTTTGACGAAGAAGAATCTCACCATATCCTGTATATGTAATCTTAGCCGTATAAGTTGTTTGTCGGGTGTTCTTGTCGTAGTTGCTATAGCCCATAAGATAACAGAGAGTCGTAGTTCCCTTTTCGAGAGACAATCCGTTAATCGCCAAATTCATGAATGCATCATGAATATTCAACGCTGGAGCTTTTTCGAGATAGCCCTTGAATGAACCGTTGAGAAGCTCCTCGTTAAACAGAGCTTTCTGCTCTTCAAAGAACACTTCTCCTCCCTCTCCGAACTTCTGATTGTACACCTCGATGAATCTGTCTCTTGCCAAATCGCAAATCTGATTATGAGGCGTTTTATTTAACTGTTCTATATCCATTTGTATAGATTTTAAAATTAATGTACTCTATCAATATAACTAAAGTACGTTTCCACCATTACAGAACCAGTAGTTGTAGGTCTTTCGTAATAATGTGGAATCGTACCTAACTTTCTGCCATCACCATCTTGGTAATTCAGAAAAATAGCTCTAGCCGCCACTTCTCTTGACTTGTTTGCAGTAAGTTCCATCAAACAAGCATGTAACTTGCGTTGATGGATTACTGCATTAGCCATTTTTGACGGCATAGATGCTATAAGTTTGTCGATTCTACTCATATTTCCATTGATAACCTTTATAAGAAGGTCTTCTGCCAGTAGCGCAAGCCGTTATACCCGAGAGAGTATACCCTAATTCCCTTGCAGCTTGTCTTACGCCTGTAAAAGCTCTCACAACAACTCCATTTTTTATCATTTGTATTTTCTTTGATAAAGGATGTTTTGAACCAAAAACGCCTTTTGACCAAGCAGAACGACCTAATTTATGAAAAGAATATGCATTATTGTATTGCCTAGTACACCATTCCAAATTCAAGACATTGTTATTTTCCCTATCACCATCCTTATGGTTTATCTCTGGAAGATTGTCTTTATTTGGTAAAAATGCTAAAGCAACCAGTCTATGTACACGATATGGATAACTTTTACCATTTTTATGAAGGTTAACTTGTAAATATCCATCTTTGTTTTTGCATTGACTAAGCAATTTTTCTTTAACAATCCTATTGGCGTGATTAGGTTGATTTTCAAGCTTCCTTTCCACGCTCTTTATAAGCCCAGTATTAGAAGCTTGATACATTCCTTCCCAATTAGGTATATCTTTCCAAATCATATTTATTTTTTTTGGAACACATCAAATACCTTAGTTTCGTTAAGACCTACAATGTCGTAATCAATCATAGTCTTTCCCATCGCCTCATCAACGTATCGAAGAGCACGTGCCAATGACTTAGCCTGAACCAGATAAGTTACGTTAGAACGCTTCTCTTTTTCGGATTTCTCATCAATAGTGATAAACTGGAGTTTTGCCTTGTACCACTTATCATCATCATCCAAGTCAGAGAAGAAAATCTCGCCATAGTTGGTTTTCTTTGCGCTTGTAACGGCAGAATCACCACTAATATAGCAACTCATTTCGTCAATGATAGATGTTTCTGCCTCGGTACAAGAAAGTGCATCAACAACATAAAGTTCGTTGACTACTTTTTCCGAGCCATCCTCCATTGTCTTTTGGTACTTGATTTTTGTCTCATACCAAGTACTAGTTCTTGCTCTCATTACTCACCATCCTTTCCTTCTTCTACCAAAGACGCAAGCTTATCTAATAAGTCCTTGGCAACCTCGCCTTTGATTTCGATGCACTTTACGTTGCCGTCACCATCACCACTGCCACCTTCACCATTATGAAGTGTTTCATCCTCGCTCTCCAAACGTTTGCGAAGAGCCAAATTCTCGTTGTCGCTCAATATCTTATCGAGAATCATGTTGCAATGTGTAACCTCCAGTTCTGCATCATCACGAACAATCTCATCAGTACTATTAATGATTTTCATCATTTCATCGTACTCTTCCTTAGTCTCACAGTTACGTGCGAGACAACCGATAACCTTAAAGCGGTCAATCTCGAAAACCAACTTAATTTTGTCTTTTGCCATAATAGCTACATATTTAATTAATTAAACAATAATAATCTTTCTCTTTCTACTCTTTTCTTTTTGCATAGTGCTACGCTAGCCTTGCAAAGTTCAGTATTATCTCTGTAATAATCTCTTTGCTTTTGCAGTCTTTCTTCACGATTTCTCATATATCTTTCGTGGTCGAGCTGGCTGCGTCTTGATTCACTTCTCATTTTGCTAATCTTCTTTATCCAGACCTAGCATCATCGCTATTGCGCCAACAACTGCAAACATAAGAGCGGTTGCAGCAAGTGCAAATAAAATTATACTCATAAATCAAAACATTTGATAACTTTCTTGCCGCATACAGTCTTGCTTGCGAAGTTGATTATCTCAGCAGCAACTACAAGAATAAGCATAGCAACAAGATAGCATATATAATACATACCTTTCATAATTCAAAAGTCTTTTTTAACTTTTCTATCTTTTCAGAATTTAATCTACGATAACAATCGAAGTAGCCAGTTACATATATGGAGAACAGATTTAATGCTCTCATATTAAAGTAACCATCATCACAAAAATCCAATATCTTACAAACTAACGCCCAAGGCTCGTTTGCGTCTAGCCCCATAATTTTCATGCGTTCAAAATCGCCTTTTGTCAATGGGTCTTTCTTTAATTCTTCAAGTGTTAATCTCGCAATTACACACCTCCAGTACTTTGTAAAAAAGAGCCTCGGCAGTTGGCAAAATTTAAGTGATGAATCCTACAAGAATTGTATTGACTATTTCCCGATGGTCAGTCGGAACTGCCTTGGCTCGTTAAACATTGACCTATTCTAAATACATCTAAAGTACCGATGATAGCCGCCAAATTTCAAGAGTGCTACTATTTCTAGCAGTGTACCATTATAGTTCTTGCCCAAGGAACACTATCATCGGTTGGGCTTGGTTATGAAAGAAAATAATATCCAAAGAATAATCGGTGCAATGCTCAGACTATTACATAGTGAACATCACGCAAGTTCCACCACACCGATTCACGTGAATTGCATATATAAGGGCAAATGAAAAATTACATATCGAACAATGTAGGTGCATTTGTATCAGCCTCGGCAGCTTTGCAATTCTTTACAGCTTCATTAAAGTAACTATCCTTTAATTCAAAGCCTACACCAAAGCGACCCATCTTAATTGACTGATACACCTCAGAACCGATTCCAAGGAATGGTGTAAGAACCTTATCACCCTTGTTACTCCAAAGAGTTATTGCTCGTTCGATTGTTTCCAATTGAAGAGGACAGATATGCTTCTCGTCATTCTCGTCGCGCCCCTTAATACCATTAAGTGTTTTAGAGTAATCAATATCCATCCACACTGGCGAAGCGTACTTTTGCCAAGTATCAACAGATATATCACAATGAACCGGATGCTCATGTTCTCCTTCCTTGCGGAATACCATAAGGTAATCAGGGATGCCGACACGACTCATAGCCGCATCTTTCTTTACTTGCTTATGGAGAAGACCGAGTGCCTTTGTTCTCTGCATTTCGGTTACAGGATTCTTCCAAATAGTTACTCTTGAATGATAAATGAAACCTACTTCTTGGAATGCTTCAAGAATCATACCTGAGAAGTCACGAAGACCAATATACCCTTCCTTACCCTTCTGAATAGGCAAGTCCATGCAATGAACGGCAACGTTACGACCGCTCCAAAGAACTCTATACAATTCCTTGACAAGATATTTGAAGGCAGTAAAGAACTCCTTATAGTCCTTTGAATTACCCATATCCTCTAACTTATCGGAATATGTGTAAAGTTCTGCAAATGGTGGAGAGAAAATAGAGAATCCTATACTCTCATCGGGAACATTCTGAATGAGCTGTACACAATCGCCTAGGCGAATGTCACAGTTTTTTGATTGATACTTATTATCAACTTCCATCTTCTTTAACTTTATCTGATTATTGATGTTACGACACATAGCTTCGGTCATAGACTTCTGCATTTCAAGGAACTGCTTTTGTTTTTCCTCGAATGATGATTTCACGTTCTGCATCGTATCAAGAGTAATGATGTGGATATTCACCTCATCTTTCTGACCGAATCGATATGAACGTCTGATACCTTGATAGGTAGCTTCAAATGAAAAATCAAGTGAAGCAAACATCTGATTACGGCAGTTCTGATAGTTAAGACCGAATGATGCAATCTTCAACTTAGTGATAAGCACTCTGAACTCGTTATTAGCAAATCCGAGCAACTTATCTTTCTTGTATTGCTTGCTATCACTACCTTTAACCTCGACTGCATCGGGAATCAGTTCACGAAGAACCTTACCTTCTTCATCTTGCCCAATCCAGATAATCCAATTCTCAGAAGAAGCATTAACAATCTCAGCAACTCTTTCAAGACGTTGCTTGATAGTTCTTCTAAGCTCTTTATGGAAATCCGTTGCAGACACAGCCATATCATTAAAGAGAGCACCGTTATCTTTCTTCTCGGTAACGATGTAATCTTCAATAACATTCATCGGTGGAAGAATATATCCATCATCGATAAAACCAATATCAGATGGTTTACTGAGCATTACTGCCCAAGTAGAAACGAAATCCCAAAAATCTTGTTGTGCATGACCTTTCAGTCTCCAATCAGATGTAGAGCCGCCATCATGAACAAAGTACATCGCAAGCATTTCGTTTCTTGTCATAATATTCAAGAACTCTGCATGATTGCAAAGCTCGGTTGTGTCGTTTGGAGAAGGCGTTGCAGTACAACATAACTTATAAGGTGTATTTTTGAAGTCCTCAATAAGAGCGGTTCTTGTCTTACCAGCAAAGTTCTTCAATATTGAACTCTCATCAAGAACGACACCCCCAAACAGATAAGCATCTATGTTATCCATATTGTCATAGTTGGTAATATAGATACCAGCCGCAAGGTCTTGGTCGAATGTCGTAAGAGCAATCTCAGTTACTTTGTACCCGAAATGAACTCCTTCTTTGATTGTCTGACCTATAACACCCAATGGTGCAAGAATAAGAACAGGCTTATTAATGTGATTTACCACTTGTTGTGCCCATTCTAATTGCTGATACGTCTTTCCCAATCCACAGTCTTCAAACATAGCAAAGCGACCAACTTTCAATGCTCGCTTAACACAGTGCTTCTGAAATGGGAATAGTTGAGGACTCAAATCACTATCCTCAACGTCAAAACCGCTTTCTTGAACGGCAGTCTGTTTTTCTGAGAGAAATTTCAGATAACCGTCTAATTCTTTTGTATTCATCTATTAAACTGTTTTTAAAAGGATGCTTCGTTTCCGAGGTTTCAAAAGGCACACCATCTGCCAAACTTACGAGAGATTTTATTTCCTCTTATGGTGCGTTCCCAATCCATGCTCATGCCCATTGAGTAACTCCACATCCTATCTACGACAACCTTAGTCAGCGTAGGGGCGGTTTTACACAACTAACTATAAATTTTAAATAAATTATGAATGAATTAAATCTCACAATAACTATTTCCGTCAGGTGGGTAGTCGATTATCTTCCATTCATTCTTCTTGATATGGATAGCTTCACGGAAAACCACAAACGGCTCACCATTATGACGTTTCTTGTTGTGTGCGACAATCTTACTGATACACCCCTTGGCAGTTATTCTGAACTCCCTGAGAGAATGAGTGTACTTTGATTTTACATCACAAACAATCAATTTTCCGTCTTCCCAAAATATGAAGTCTGGTTTATAGCTATGACCGCTAACCATCAGTCTTTTATCGTACCGAATCTTTGTTTTGAGTTGTTTCGGCACAAGCATATAAAGGGATTTGAATATGTTGAGTTTCACTTGCCTATGAATACAAGAAACTCGTTTATCAGCAAGAAGAATTTGGTGATACAGATATTCTTCTTTACTATCGTACTCAGTACCATCTTTCGATGTGTACTTGTGTTGAACAACCCTAGCAGCAGCCATAGCTAATATTCTTTAGAAAAGTTGCTCGGATTCCAAACTAGTTGTTGGTAAGCAGCATCACCGAACTTCTGCCATTCTCCTGTCGCAAATTCAACAAGCCAATCATTTGTATGAGCAATCAGACAACCTCTAGTCTTGTTGTCTTTGAACTGACAAGTAATTGACTTGCCATCTTCACCGACATCAACAGACTGCAAGCATTTCAGACCTTGCAGCGTTTTCAAGTGGTCTCTGTGAACCTTTATACTATATATAATCTTCATGTTCTTTTCGCTTAAAAACCTTGGCGGCAGACTAACTTAATAATCTGACCGCCAATGGAAAACAGCCTAATTTTAAAATTTAATCATTTTCTTATGACAAAGTAAAAAATGCGCCCTTAGATGGAATCGAACCATCTTCTCTACAATACTGGTCGGAGCTTTAAATCTACGTATGTAGCGCATTACCTAATTGCTTTAAGGGCATAACTCAACGACTTATCCCAAGCAGTTGAGAAAAAAAGATAAATTATTTAAGTAAACAAAAATACTTAAAAAAGTGTATAATAAATAAAGCACTACTACTTTCACAAGCAGAAGCACATAGATGAAAAAATTGTAGTAGTTCCAGACTGAATCGAACAATCTCTAAGAGAACCAAAATCTCTTGTGCTGCCGTTACACCATAGAACCAGAAGCATCATATTCTCACGAACTTGATGCTAAAACTTAGAAAACTAATTAACTTTACCTTATAACCAAAAAAAATGAGTGTTGCAGGTGCAGAATTCGAATCTGCGACCTCTAGGACATGAACCTAGCGAGCTACCACTGCTCCAACCTGCGATTTGTGCAGCCTATCTTCACAGACTGCATTGCCATCATTGTCAAATTCAAATTCAAATTTTGTTAATTAAAATATAAACAAACAAGTAATCAAATAAAATATTTATGCAAAAACATTTAGAACTTTGGAGATATTGTCGGATTCGAACCAACACTTCCATACAATAAGAACGGTATCTTCAAGTTGTATGACGTGCTTCCGTTTACACTAAATATCTCTTTGTTGTTATTTAATTAAAGTATTGAGAAGTAATCTCTACTTTAAGTCTCATTCTTTGACTTAGCTCTGTTCAGAGTTAGCTAGACTTCTATATTCGTAATAAACGTTGTACTATCTAATAATAATAATAATTGAAAATTTGTGCATGGAGGCGGAATCGAACCGCCACTATCTCACACGATAAGAAGAGGTATCATCTATTGTGCGAGGTGTGCAAGAATACCACTTACACCATACCATGCTGTTTTATGTATCTAAAACCATGGAACTTTCTGTCGTTTGTGAATGCCACGATATAAATCGTTTCCGTATTCCCGATACAGCTAGCATTGACGTTCCGTATGACACTCCATACATATTATAAATATCTTGCACGTAAGATGGCAATAATACATACTTCGACTAGAATACTACATAGCAAACGATACAGACCTATATTATGTCCTTTGCTTGTGCTGATGTTTCAGCATAGTTCATCGGTATAGTCTATGTAATATCTGTTACTGACTAGTTTTTCGTATGTCGTGCGTCCTTTTCGCCAGGTCACGGCATCCATTGATGCTCTCCGGCTACTTCTTTTCCACGCATACTATATTCTGTGCGTCAATATGTCAAAGAACTCTTCTCTAGCTTTCAGTTTCATCACTTGTAGTGATAATCTGATTCTAAAAGAATTGCGGTTTCAGCAGGATTCGAACCTACGACCTATCGGTTAACAGCCGACCGCTCTAACCATCTGAGCTATGAAACCATATTGGGCGAGCATATAAAAAAAAATAGTTAAAAACTCGCCCATCCACCACACTTGGTGATATTAAACAACAGAACTCTAATATACACGATGGCTTTCAAGCAGATTATCTATATCGCTTGCGAGGAAGAATGCAGAGTGACCTATCATGCAGTGTGGTAGCTTTCCGCTCTTTCTCAACTCAACTATGAACGACTTTCCCATACCTATGTATGATGCAGCTTCATCAGTTGACAGCCATTTCTTAGCAATCTTTTCGACCACTACTTTCTTCTTCGGTGTTGCCATTTTATTATTCTCCTATTACTTTTCAAGCATCCTTTGCAGAAATGCTTTTTCGTTTTCTAGGCATTGTACTCGTTCTTCAAGTCTTGCCTTTTCGATTCGTAATTGTGTTGCGTCATCTATCTGACCTATCATTACAGGTGCATCACCTTTTCCGTAGGCGAGCCATTGTAAATCAACCTTTAGGTTAGAGCAAATAGCCATCATAGCTGCCTTGGTAAAATTCTGCTTACCTCTTAGCATCTTTGATAGGTTAGAGCAATCGAGACCAACATCAATCGAAAACGACCTTGTGGACTTGTAGTTGCCCAACTCTATAACCTTTGCAACCCTCTGACGAACCTCTTCTTGATTATATTCTATCTTCATTATTTCTCTTCAAATAACTATATTTAACCAAAAAAGTTTGGTGGAACGAAGTTAAATAACTATCTTTGCAGTGGATAAATAGCTTAGACGGTGTTTTGAACTCCGTCCCACCTTTTTCGTCTATCAGTGTTGTAGCTGATTAACGATTGCAAAGGTACGGAAATAACCTCAAATAACCAAACTTTTTGACGAGAAAGTTTCGTTATTCTTGGTTATTTAACCTTTGTTTACGAAAGGTGGCGCATAATGTGTAATTTCTAAACAGATTTTAAGAATTATGAATGATATTGCGAAGAACTTAAAGTTTTGCTTCGACATAAGTAAATTCAAGTCGATGTCTCAGTTTTGCAAGGTGATAGACATAAACCAAGCTAATCTTAATAAAAAGATGAGCGAAAGTAATACAAAGTATTCTTTCACCAAGAATGATATTCAAAAGATTTGCTACAATCTAGGTCTGAGAAAAGAATGGCTAGTAAATTCTGATGGCGAAATGTTTGATGATAAAGCTGCCGTTAGTCCAAGTGACTGGGTTTTCGGTAAAGACAGAACACCTAATATAAATATGGTGAACGAGGATAATGCCCATCACAATAAACAGATTGTTAGCAATAATGATTCGAAAGAAGTAGAGTTGCTGAAAGAACAGATTGAAGACCTGCGCAAGCAAGTAGAGAGCAAGGATGCTCAAATCAAGCAGCTAATGGATTTGCTTGCAAAGAAGTAGGAATGCAAGTAATATGCAAGTAAGGTATAATTTTAACACAATATGAAAACAAAGAAACTATCAGTAAACACTATATGTGTGAGGGGTGGATATACCCCAAAAAATGGTGAGCCGATTGAGCTTCACTTAACGCGATAAGCATTCACACTGAGTATCAGTACTTTACGAGATTTAACGAGTAAAATATAAAGTAAAAAATGCCCGAAAAACCCCGTAAATATGATAAAAACTGATAGACTTTGCAAGTAATATGCAAGCTAATAGGAGATAGAATTATGAAGGTTTACGTTGAAGACAAGACATATAAGGTGTATTTCTCCATCACTCATAAGTGCAAGAGATTCTATATATACACAGGATTGCAATCGACAGAGAAGTTCGATGGTATGGTATTTCCTCGTTCAGACAAGTCTGCAAAGGCAAAGACTAAGCGACTGGCAGAGCTATATTCAAACGTGGAAGACTATATACTGCTGCACAAGGGTGAGGACGTTCCGATGCTAAAAAGCCATCTGAGAGAGATTATAAAGGGAGGCAAGGTAGCTGAGAAGAATTTCCTCGACTATATGCAGATGTGTGCGGATTCCAAGAATTTGAAAGCTGGCACGAAGAGAGTATATGATGTGACTATCATCAGAATCAGAAATTTTGATGCTAAGTGTACATTTGATACCATCACTAGAGACTGGCTCGATAAGTTTGTGAAGCATGAATATGATAGAGGACGAATGCCTAACGGAGTTCATATTGATTTGAGAAATATCAAGGCAACATTCAATTGGGCAATTGATAATGAGATAACAACCCTATTCCCATTCCGTAAGTACGTACTTCCACATGAGGAAACAAGAAAGCGTTGTTTATCTCTAGAACAGATGAGACAGTTGCGTGATGCAGAGTTCCACACTAACCCTCAACGTGAATCAAGGGATTTGTTCATGCTAGGTTTCTATTTGATTGGTATCAATATATCAGACCTTCTCGATTTGAAGCCAACAGACCTTCGTGGCGGCAGAATATGCTACAAGCGCAACAAGACAGGACGATTGTATGATATAAAGGTAGAACCAGAGGCGTTGGAGATTATCAAGCGATACAAAGGCAAGAAATACCTTTTAAAGTATAAGGACAGCAGTAAGTTCAACCTAAAACACTTTGAGAGCAATTTGAATTTCAGACTTAAAAGGTTAGGTAAATTCAGAGAATATAGTAAAGAACCGATGTTCCCTTATCTTTCCACCTACTATAATCGCCATACGTGGGCAACGCTAGCAAGCGAGATTGATATACCGATGGAAGTTATAGGTAGGGCATTAGGTCATGCGATGTGGGATAATGCGGTAACATCAACCTATATCAAGTATGATACAAAGAAGATTGATGAAGCCAACCGCAAGGTTATTGATTACCTTAACAAAGATTTGAAAGATACAGATTTATAATTATTACAATTAAAAGAGCAAATAAAAAGGGAGGCTACGAACCTCCCTTTCTTGCTATTTATCCGATAGAATAGTTTCTATCTTCTTACGATAGTCAACAGAGCCGTCAATGAATGCGTGCATAAACAGAATACTATCGCTTATTGGTACGCTGATAGGCTCGTTGATGAAGTCCTTTGTAACTTCCGAGTTATTTACCAATGCGGCAACAAGACGTTTCTTTTCGTAATTGAAACCTTGTGTAAATCCTGCGGCGAATGGTGTAAGCGAGTGAAAGAATGGTGTTTGTTCTTCACTCAGATTTTGCAGTCTCTGTTTCAGAGTCAGTTCCTTTGTCTTTTCCATCATTATTTTTCTTTTCAATTTCTTTCTTCATTTTATGCAAGCGTTCAACTTCTTGCTCGTAGAGGTTGTCAATTGCATCAGAATACTTTAGGTATTGTGTAAGGCTCTTCTTTCGCTGCATAAACTCAGCCTTATTCTTGTACTTCATACCTTGTAATGCGGTCAGTCTATGACGCTGCATTTCAAGTTGCAGCTCATCGCAAAACCACACCATATTCTGAACAGCTTTTTTCTCATTACTCTGTATTTTCTTCGAGAGGTTAATAAGAGCTTTGTATCTTCTGTTCTCCACGCTTATTATCAGTTTGAATATTCCCCAACTGAATGCGAATGCAATCCAAACTAATACAACATTCCAACTGCCAGTACAAGCGTTGGATATTGCAAACGTAACACCCAATAACATATCGGCATAGTAAATATCGAACCATCCGAAACACTTCTTAATCATTTTCTTCATGTTTTTTGTTCATTAAATTATTGAGACGAATATAGAAGTCTTCATCACTCTCTCCATACTGCTTGAAGCTAAGATTATTCTCTTCGATAAAGTCAAGTATAATATAAATACTCTTTTTACCAAGATTTCTAATCTTAGCTATGTCAGACTTTCCATGAAACTTTCGAAGCAAATCACCTACGGTGTAAACGTTGTATCCTCGGAACATATTCAGAATACGAACTGGAAAATTGCAGTCATTTACATCCTTACCCAGTATCAATGGAGATAGTATCACACCACTGATAGGAACATCGCCTTTTGCACGTCTGTATTCATCATAACTCGTCTGCACCGCCTTTAACTTCTTTTTGAGATTCTCAATCACGATTCTCAAATCTTGATTTGTAGCAATATCGGCAATGGTGGCATCCTCGTTGTACGTCAGCTTATTGCACGTCTTGTCTACAATCTGTCTGATTCTAGCAGGTGTCAGGTTGTATTTAAAAGACAATTCATCGTAGGTCATTCCGTTAATGATGTCCTTCAACATCTGAGATTCACGATAGCTGAGTTTTGGAGTGATGTTAAGATACGACATAGTGTTTATTACACCAAAAAGCATACCGACAGCGTTGGCAGCCAGTTTGCCGTTTGCGGTCGCTCTGTTTCTCAACTCGGTAAGTTCAACGTTTATTGCACGCTTGTGCGCTTCAACTTCTTTGAGCTTATCATCTATCATCTTTTCGTTGGCTGCAAGCATCTTGTACTTCTCGGCGTATTTCTCAACATCCTCGCTGTTAACATACAAGATGCCATGTTCGCCTACACAACTACCTATGAGACCTTGCTCAATGTAGTTACTGATTGTCTGTCTAGATAATCCCAGTATCTCGGCAGCTTTATTTCTTGTGATTCTAGCCATATTACTAACTATTTTATTGTTTCAGATTTTAATCTGCCAATCTCGATTCCAACTGTTGGATAACGTTGTCGATTGTCTTCCCCTTATAGTCAAGAGCAATCTCCTTTAACACTGCAATCTGAGCCGTAATTCTAATTCTATCTGCTACTACCATCATAATCAATTTCTTAAAATGTGAACACTAACAGCCTTGTTTACTGCATTAGGCTGCGACTCATTAAAACTCCTGATAAAGTTACGTTCCATTACATCAGGGAACATAGCTTTTTTCGGCTTCGGCATTGATAACGTGCCTACTACTTTGTGCCCCCCCATAAGGGTGATTACACACTTTCGAGTGATTGTTTCTACTCCAAACATATTATTCTGTTTTATTTGTGTATATTACTTAACTTTCAGAACAGATGGCAAATATTTCTCTACATACTTCTTTCTCAAATATTCTATTACATGGTCGTATGAGCGAAGAAAACCATCATTAATAAGCATTGCAACTTGTCTCTCCATATTAAACAATTCGTATTGTTTTTCTTCTTCTCCTTGCTTATTTCTCATTTCATGTTCGTGCTTTCCGAACACAACATAATTTATCGCTTTTGCTACTTTACACATAGCTACTGGCATAAACTTCTTACTAACAATTTTACCAATAGATGTACCAAGCTCTTTGTACGCATCACCTGCATCATTTCTATATTTCAACATTTGGTCGTACACAAACTTTATAACTTGAACATCAAATCGTGGATTGAGCCACATTGCAAATTTAACAAAGAGAATAGGGTGCATCCAAGTACCTCCACCTCTATCAGACCTTGCTTTCGATTTTACATACACAGAATTTTGGGTATGTAGATTTTCGTCATCCATCAAAGCATTGATGAACTCCTTGATTCCTTTGTTATTGAAGAAATCATCAAGGTCTTTCTTTACATACCCAACTTTTTGGGTATCATCATTATGCTCAACAAACTCATTCCATTGTTTGAGCAAGTTTGTAGCATTGAACATACTATCTTTTGTTCTTTGCTCGACCAAAAAATTACCCATTGGTCTCTTCATTACTTGATTTGTAATCATCTTCCCTATATTTAATGATTTATAATTAATATTGTTCCTTATAAAAAGGTTATATGAAACAGGCAATAGACCTCTGAGAAAGTGGTTCTCCCCCTTACCCCCATCATTCATTGAAACGATGAGAGCTTGGAAGGAATATTCCACTCGAAGTTACATGAACCCAGTATAATGAGCCCCTTCGGTCGGGTCAGTTGCCAAATCGTACAGCACTTAACCTAAGCAGCTTTCGGGGTACGCCCCGCCCTGCCCGCCTTCTGCCTTCAGTTCCTGCGGTGTCACCATGCGCCTCTTGTGACGTGGGTTTAAAGTCTGTGTAGCCGAGTGTATTTAGCCGACAAGCCACCAAGACTACTTGCTTACTCTCGAAAAAGAATAGGGAAAATGAAAACCCTATCCTTTGTTCGTGTTGCGCTCCGAACTCTGGATAGGGTTTCGTATAGGGAAGTGAATAATCACTCAAATATACTTATATGTCCGCTGTTTAGTGCGCAACTACTAACAAGCACTGCAAAAGTACATAAATTCCTGCGAACCACCAAATTAGCTGATTTCTCATTAACTCGCTTTGTTGTGGATAAATATGGATAATATATATTTAATAGGCTTTTCGGGTATTTGTGACTTTAACCTTTCTAAGGTTTAATTAACACAAAAAATGCCCAACACCACCAAAAAATGATGATGCAGGGCGATATATGATAGGTATAAAAGAAATGCGAAAGTAAAGCCCCACCGTTGAGCACCAACGGCAGGGCTGAGATAGATATATGAGTTCCAAGATGATAAATTCATTGCAATGATAGGTAAAATATCTGAGAACTCAAAGAGATAGTGAAAATTTCTTCTGTAAGCGGTTAAAATAGTCTGTTGGTATGATTTATCGGTGAGATAGTTTAAGCGCCTTGTATGCGCCATAAAACAAATCCTCGCCTACCATTATTGATAAGCGAGGAAATGTAACTTTGTTATTGCTATGATTGAAATTCGTAAGGCACGGCTCTATACAAATCTGATTGAAGGAGGTTAGCCATAAGTGTAGCGATAACACCCTGTATATTGTCGAATGATGTTGTGAAATCCGATTCCATCTTGTCATTCTTGTCACGTACTCCTAAATCGTATGCACGGTCATATTCCTCATAGAACTCGTTGTAAACCTGCTGCAACTTTACCAGTGTATTTGCCAACTTAGGGCAGGTGACGTTCTTCATAGCACGTTCCTGTTCTTCTTTCTTCTCAAATTCTTGCTGAATCTGCTTAATATCCTTATCCATAATGTAATCTCCTATTAATTTAAATTGAGTGATGTCTGGCTGTTCAAGCCAACAATGGTGAGCAATTCCATAAATGTAGCATCATACCAACGTATCTGTGTCTGCTACTGAAACTTAGGGTCTTGCTGATTCTGTCCGTACTTGTCAAATGCTGGAGTGATAACATACCAGCTATGTACCTTTCCTCGCTTTCCTGGGCGAGTAGCGTGCTTCACTACTCCTTTGAGTTCAAGCATACGATTGAATGCTTGTGCCGATATACCAACGTTGTGCGACTTCAATAAGTCTGTGGCAGCGTGCGTAATCGGCTTTTCCGTTCCTGCATTTACTGCATCTGGTAATTCGGCAGCCAATCCGAACTTGTCGCTAATCTTCTTTGCCCATCCAAGTTTGGATGCCTCGTTGATGTTGAGGGTCTTGATAGCCCAATCCGCAAACGTGAGGTTGGCTTGTAACTGCTCATTCAATGTTGCACTTGATACATTTGCGCTGTACTGACCTGTCTTGCGGATAGATGGCAATACTTCGCTTGTTACCCAATGTTTGAACTCTTTGGCACGCTCCTGCTTGCTACTAAAGATGAGGGAGTAAACACCACTTTCATTGATGAATGTTGTATTAACTGTCTGATAAGCATCTGTTCCGTCTGCCTTCTTACCAGTAACTACCCCTATGTCACGTTTCAGTATATCTCTACTATCCACGTGGTCTGCAACCGCCTTTCGACCATTTGCGTATTCGAGTGCATGCGTAACATCGTTTGCGCAAAACAACAATTCACCACTTGCGTTATCATCAATAACGCGAACTTGCCCAAATACTGGGTGATTAAAAACCTTAACTGCGTCCATTACAATTAATTTTAGACGTAAAACAAATGTAGGGTTGATACACAAAGAAGGTGCATCGCTACCCTCTGTCTATGCCTAATTGTGGAAAGCACGCACATACCATTACAATATGCGCAAGGGGCGATACACCTAATATCTTTGATATATGGTTATATCGTATTCTCGTAAGATAAGCGAGCATAAAAAATGCCCCACTGTTTTGCAGCAGAGCTTCCAACCTCGCCACAATTATTTATAGACGTTGCAAAGATACGAAAAATATTCCAATCTTGCGTGTGCTAAGTAAACCTTTAACCAAACTTTAACATTTGGCAGTTATTAATTATTCGATTAATTTGTTTTTGGGTATAATAAATCCCCACCTATACTTGATAGATGGGGAAACAATTATTCATCAACGGTTAATCCATTACGTAAAGCCTTTTCTCTTAATTCTTGATAAGCTTTCTGCTTTTCGTAGGCATTGCCATTGTTATACATATTCTCTAACTCCTGTAATTCAATCATTTCTTGTCTGTGTTCTCTTTCGATGCGGTCTATTTTCTTTTTATATTCAATATAATGCCAAATGTAATCAATGGCAAATATGACCACAACAAAGGCGGCAATACCAAGAATTATTTTCTTTGTTTTGCTTAAATTTCTCATATCCGATATTATTTTAATTCACAATCCAATTTCCAAGAACATTAGAATGGTGAAAAGTCCAGTCCTTTTTCTATAAACCTTTCAACGTTAAAAAAGTACTGCCCTTTATCGCAAAGCTGATATATGATTTTTGAGCGCATTTCGTTATCACCATTTGTAATAAGCGGAAGGCAGCAACAATCTTTTGATATGTTGTTCAGAAACTTATCCATTCTATCTCTATCCAGTACTATCATACATTCGTTTTTTGGTGCATTTTTACACATAAGCAAATATATGTCCTCGTCTTGCTCGACTGCACCATACTTATTCTTAACCGCAACCCTACAATTTGCGAGGTAGATGGAATCGGAAAGTATTAAGTCTGAGGATTCTAAAACCTTTCCGTAATCAGGGTCACTCGAAATCTGTCTTTTGAGAAGTCTAGTTAAGCTATTCAAAGAAAACTTCTTGAAGTTGGCAACCTTCGCAATAGAATCTTTCTTTACCTTTGCGATAGAATCTGCTCGTAATTGTGCAGGTGTCTTTTCGGGAACTTTTGGCTTAATGCTGCAACTAGAAACAAACCCCACGGCAATCATAATTGCCATAAACATTAAAACCTTTTTCATTTATAGTGACTTAACCGTGGTGTCGAGGGCTGTATGATTATTAATCATTATTGTCTATTTCTCTTCCGTTAATGGCAGAATTTACCATAGCTTGAAAATACAGGTAGTTAGCCTTTGCATCTTCTTTACTCATACCTTTCTTGATAAATTCATCATAAACAGCCTTTGATGAGCCATATAGAAAACCTTTATCAACATCATTAATGGCTTCTTTAATTGAGTTTCTTCTGTCCTTTTGGCTTTCCATATCCAAAAGAGCCTCACAATATGTTGTTTTCCCTTCATCGTCTTTAGCTAACTTAATGAAGGTGTACTCCATCTTTGATGAATTATATCCACCAAAACCATTCTGACCTCTACCGATAAAAGAGATAGTACACATAGAATCGTTGGAGAAAACGACTTTCTCGTTTGTGATTTTGAAAGTTTCTGGATTTTTTGCCAGTTCTTCCATCGTGTCACGTAATTGTCTCTTCGCTTTCTTCTCTAACGAATTGCAAGAAGAAAGAGAAACCACGGCAATCATAATTGCCATAAACATTAAAATCTTTTTCATAACCATATTTATATTTATTATAGAAAACTAAAAATTACTTTTTGTTTTCGTATCAATTAATCACAATAAAACTGCTCTGTCACGTAAACTGGGTCTTTGAAATCAACAACATCACCATCCTCATCTAGGATTTCCTTAACTCCATCATAGACTTCATAGTGGAAGTTGTTACTACGACCCTCCCAACAATTATCATTGTCGCATACCTTATCATACCCTTTCGTATTTTCGGTGCAATATTGCTTTGCCTCATCCAATGTATCAAACTCTGCAACATTGTTTATCTCAACAGTATTATTGTAATATATCTGATATTTCTTCATATCCGTAAGTTTAAATGGTTAGTTACTCTGGAAGATAATTATAATTATCATTAAGATATTCCTTCAATTCCTCAATCTGCTCATCGGTTGGCTCGCAAGCTGGCTCTTCAAGTTCTGAATCATCGAACATATCAAACCAACCACAATCCGCATTCTCGGATATTGTAATGATGTAGTCTGCGATAGACTTATATCCACCCTCCTTGATATACTGAGCGTTGTCATGCGCAATGCTCTGTACGTATGTATCAATAGATTTTCTCATGTCATAATGACTTAACCGTGATGTCGAGGGCTTAATTGGTTATTTATTCGCAAAACTCCTTAAACTCCTGCTCTGTAATATCCTCAAATACGTCTCTCTGCTCGTCCGCAAAGAATGGAGATGTGCGCTTGATATATCGTTTGTTGTCTTCTTCGTCAACAAACAAGAACGCATCCTCATACTCCTGTGTAGGGTATTTCTGCGGTGTGTGAAGTGGTGCTTCGTACACTTTTCCACAGATAATATGAGCGTCCGTCACACATATCTCATCTGTATTGATACCATGTTCAACGTCAATAAATGACCGCTTGATGTCTGACGGAATCTCCGACAACTTGCGAACAGCGATTTTATCAAAATCAAAATCGCTATCCATATATACAGTGTTGTCATCCTCGTCATCTGATTGAACTCTCTCGTACAAATCATCAAAATAAGCCTCGCTATAATTAACCTGCTCACTAGGCTGCATAAGCAAGCCGTTATCACCCTTAATAAGGATGTCATAATCACACAAATCATTACCAAATACACCTTGGTATATGTCAGATTGCTTGCATAGCAACAAATTATCGTCTATTTCGATAAGTGTATCAAAAAACTTTGAAAGTGATAAATTGCTAATCATAACTTATTCGCTTAACCGTGATGCGTAGGGCTATATATTTATATTATTTTCAAAAGATAACGCAATATGCGTCATTATATTGTGTGTAGGGCAGAAATTTTAATCTTTATTTCTGCCCATGGCGCAATCGAACAATGTGCCGATTAGCCAAATTGCTATTAAGAATGCCATAACTTAAACCTCCTCCGTATTATTGTTGTTGTTATTCAGTTCCTTGTAATACTGCTGAATCTCCTCATCAGTCATACCCTTTTCTCGCATTACACGATAGTTGGCAGAACCACGTCTGAAATAAACCTGACTGCCATAGACTGAGCGTAGATTGTAATACGCACTTCTTACTAGTTCTTTGGTTAATACCTTGCCAGTGGATGAATAAACGCCCATCTGCTGCAACATCATAGCTGCATCCGCAAAGTTAGGTGTGGTTAATTCAGTAAAGTCATTGGTACACTTCTTAACCACATTCCATATAGCCTTGTTGCAAGGTTTCTCAGCAGCCTCTTTCTTGCGCTTTTCCGATGCAGCCTTCTGTGCATTTGATAAATCGCATTTTCTAGGTCTGCCCAACTTCTTAACGACCTTACCTGACTTTGAGATAAATTCTCCGTCTTGTGCCAACTTCTGCTTGCGTACTTCCAATGCGCTCTGTGTTCGCTCTTGAATGAGTTCACGCTCCATCTGTGCCGAGAATGAAAAAGCGAATAATAACATTTCGTCAATCGCTTTCAGATGGCTGCAATCAAGGTCAATGCCCATCTGAACGATAACCAAGCGCACACCACGTGGTTTCAGTTCGTCATTCACAAACTTGTTGATGTCGCTCATTGAACGACCGATACGGCTGACCTCTGACACAATAAGTATATCACCCTTATCAAGCATCGGCAACACTACCTTACCAAGGTTTCTATCCTTATAAGATACCTTACCCGATACACCTTCCTCCTTCACTTCGTGAGTAGCTTTCAGATTGTGACAATTCAACCATTCGTTGATTGTTCTTTCCTGCTGCTCCAATGTCTGCTTTTCAGTAGAGACACGACTGTATATTATTACTTTCTGCTTTGGCTCATCATCATCGGTCATGTTTGCCTTTGCGTTGCAGCTTTTGTCCGAACGGCAAAGGTAGTGACCTTCTGCCATCATGCAGTAAGGGCAGTCCTTACAGCCGATGTTCACGATGTCGTATTTTACAGATGTGCCACCTGCATTCATGATTTCTGTTGTCTTCATTTCTCCTATCTCCTATCCTATCTCTTATTACTTAAAACGTTACTTTCTGTTATTTATTATCCACGATAATAGAATGATACATGAAAATCGCTACTTTTACGCTCTCGGTCATTCTCAATCACTCCAAACATATAAGTATCAATTACGTAATCTACATCATTGTTCTTGTCATGTTCAATTCTCTTCACCCATTCCTCAACAATATCAGGACACCAAGCATCGCCAAGGAATCTAACCAACAATTTGTTGTCTGTTTCTTGACGTACCAATACTGGCTCGTTTCCTACAAATCCAACCATTTCTGTATTGTCTTTGTTCCAAGCGTACTGACCATCATTGAACAAATCTTTTACTAAATCATCAAGACAAAGGTCTTTGTCGTTGATAGGGCAATGAGCTGCATTCTTAATATCCATAGTCTTATCACTTTAATTCTTGTTCTACAATATCGAAATTATCCCACGTCTCACCCTCGTTGTCTGAGATATGATAGAAGAAATCTGAAACGCTGATTTGGAAATCGTCACAATCCAATGCTTTTTTATAGCTTTCCAATGTGTTCAGACCTTTGTCTTCCATCGCTTTTCTAGCCTTGTCTCTCGTATCGAAGACTTCTGCATCAACTTCAACTGCCTCACCCAATCCATGTTGGTGTGAATTGATAACTACATATACTTTCATAACTTAGTCAGTCTTTTTAATATCTTAAAATCTTTTTGATTACTGCTGCTGCGAGAATATCGTTAGCGGTTATAGGTCTCGGCTCTGTAGTGCTTTCTACCCATGCCGCACCGCCAAAACACCAATGGTCTCTTTGCCATTCCTCGCAAAACTTCTCAGCCTCCCATCGTGTAGGAAACTCCTTTTCTCTCATTTCTGAATGTGGTCTTCTGCCATATTCATAATGCGCTATGTGATGTACTTTCATTTTCGTTCCTTTCTTTTAATTGATTAATGTTTGAAATTTGTTTCGATAAACATTATTTGATGAATATCCAAGATGATTGTATCTCCAAGAAATGAGTCGTTAATTATAAGTAGCTCATTCGTTCCGTCTATTCTATACTTGCAATTGTTGAAGTCAATATGAAAACGGCTATTATGGATAGCAATGTAAATTACCTTGCTTTCTGCTTTGGCTACCTTGATAGCCTTTCTTAATTGATTTACGTTCATTTTATGATGTATTATAAAAGTTTGTATATGTTATTAATTCACTCATTCCTTTGCTCCGTGGAGGTGGCAAAGGTAGCGTATGTACTACTTTGCCAACACCACATAAGCAATCGCCTACAACCGCATTTAACGGCTTATTTGCTGCAATATCCAACCGCATATTGTTCGGTGGAATATCCAAGCATGAAGGAACACCGATAGAGATAGCCACAACCTTTGCGGTTGATGCCGTTTCTTTGCACTCTGAGACGTTTTCCTTTGTAGGTGGTGTAATTGTCCGCTCGGTGCATTTCTCGCTTGTTTGATGCTCATTTGGTACGCTATTCAAATATGTATGAATCATATCCATTATGGTATTCTCATCTGTATATTCAACAACCATACAATGAGAAATCATTTCCTCAAACTCGCTTTTCTCTGCTCCACCGTGCCAAAGAAAACTCCCATCGGCTCTAATCTCTGTATATAAGTAATGAGGGTATTTTATTGTATTGTACCCAGAAACTTTATATGCCAACTTATTTTTGAAGTCGATAAATACCTTTCCTTTCCAATCAATCGGCTCGCTCGGTGTATCATCAGGTACGGCTGCAATCTCTTCTTTTGATGCCAATGATTTCTTCTGCTGCTCCTTAAATAGCTTTTCCAATTTTACACCATCCTTAAAGAAGAAAGCGCATCCACAATAGGAATTACTCTTTGTTCGCTTTTCATCTGGCATAAACTCTTTGCAGAATCCCGACAATGTAAACAGTTCACCACAAAATGATACCTTATTGTCTTCTGCTGCAATAACCTCTGTACCATCAACGAATGTAAGTGCATCGCCTACATTTACACCGATAGCATCAAAGCTAAACTTATTGCTAGGCTTATCCAATGATACTACCTTTGCAGATTTATTCGTTTGCTCAGTTTTCTTCTCTGTAGCGCACTCTTTTTCCTCAGTTGTAACATTATCCACCTTTGCAGGGATAACGTCTTCTGAAGGCTCATTTGTGCGCTCATTTGCACGCTCTTCCAATACGTCTATATCAAATGGTACGTATCTAGTATCTACTGAATAGCCTCTATCCTCATATACGGCTGGCATAAGCAAATAGATGTTACCAAGACTATTTGTTGCAACTGCTGCATGAGAAGAAGACATACCGAGATATAAGGTATCAACACTATCGAAAGCAACAATAGACTTAATCATAAATGATACATCATCAATGGTATGCTGCAATTTGTTTTCGATAGCCAATTCACGCTTGCAATCATCATAAGATAAGGTAATCTTACTTTCTCCAGATAAGCCGTGCAAACTAATAGTATTTGCACCATCTTTCTTTGCAACCTTACAGAATTTCTTTATCTCATTCCAAGCGTTTTTATCAAAGTGCAAAGCGAGTTCATTTGATACCTTTGGAAAAACACTCTTCCAATTTGGGTATCTGCCAATGTAGCCGATATTAGAAGTAAAACCCTCAAACTCTAATTTGTTGCATTCCTTACCATTTACACTTTCCTTTGTGGCTGTAACATTATAGATTTCTCCTTTCTTCATTTTCTTGCACATCAAAGCAAATTTCTTTGGGCTGATATAGAAGTTTGATAAATCTCCCGAATGTTCCAATACCTTTGTAGGAAAAGAAAGTAATTTGTGCCCATCGCTTGCAATCAAACAATTGTTAGCTGCATCCAATATGATATAGTTCATAACAGGGCGCAACTCATCATCGGTAATAAATTTGCAAAGCTCGCTCATTCCTTTGCTTACTTCAAAGGTAGCCTTTCCCAATAATTCGCCCGATTCTTCAAATACAAATTGTTTTGCATTTCTGCCAACACTCGCTAGCTTTTCAAAGACTGAAACAAAATAGAAGATATTCTTCAAAGGAAAACTGCAAGTATATGTACCAACACTAACAGTTACCTTTTCGTCTTCATTTTGCTCATTACTGAAACAAAATTCTTTATTTACCTTATTAGCTATCTCGCTTGCAGTATAAGAGCCGTAATCGGCTACCTTTGCCATTTTCTCCCATACTGCAAAGGCTATCTCATACAACTTGTTTAAGATAGCCAAATTCATTTCTTTGTCACTCATATCTCTATAGATTAATTGATGTATCTAAATTCATTTTTACCCAAACAAAACAAAGTATATCCACCTTTGAAAAACTGGATTAATCCACCATATTCCAATGTGTAATCATCCACCCAATACGTATCACCCCATTTATCAATACGCATATATGAATTAACGCAAACACTACTTTTTAACTGAATCTTTCTCATTTTCTAGTTTTCTTTTATGTAACAATCTTTTAAGTCACAGCATTCTAATAAGGTTGTAAATTCATTCTGCACGCAAACTACATATAAGTTATTGTTGTATATGCTTTTTACAACTTTATATATGTTATTGTACCAATGCACTATTTTATTGTTAGATAGCGCATTTCTTATTTCTTTTTCACTCATATATCCAATTGTTTAAAAGTTACACATTTAACGGCTCTAAGATTGATATACAATCATTCCCGATTTGATGATGTTGCTTGTACCATACCAATGTATCAATAACTCGCTTATCATCTACAATATTCTTTCCAGAGTGAAGGGTATTATCTGTAATACTCTCGCCAACTTCAAAAAGACTACCTACTGCAATATGGTTATTAATGCAGGTTATTTGATTCTGTGGCATATTTGACAAAGTTACAATATACTTTTTCATTTCCTTTTCTCCTATCTTTTTTGTTTATTATACTTGTTTCATATTACAGAGAACAAATGTATTATTGCAGCCGAAAATAATGCTTTTGTACGCTGTTATTCGGATGCTTGCATCCAATGAGGTTACACCTTTATTTCTTTCCTTTGCCCAATCTATATATTCAGGCAAATTTGCTTTAATAACCTTTGCACTCTTATTTATAGCCTTAATCTTTTCTACCTTATCAGCCAAGGCGCAAAGATACTTTATTTGTTTATCTGTTGCTAACATGATTATTTTCTCCTATCTTTATATTAAACTTGTGCCGTGCCAAATCTCGCTTTTGGAGGCGTTCGCTAACCGCACACGGCTATAGTAACTTTTAAGCAATATCTTTGTGGTGCAAACTGAATCGAACAGTCTAGAGATACCGACTACCTTTGCACCTATCCAATATGTTTTATGATACTTTCAAATATGCTTGTTTAATATCCATATTTTCAGTTATTCCATAACATTTTAATGCTCTTACTTCTTTTTTGGTAAAATAAAGGCAAATATTACCCTTCCACCAATTGAAGTTACCAATATTTTCTAATAATCCTTTTATGTCTGTATTTCTCATTTTCTTTGCGTTTTAAAAGGTTATTTACTCTTTTACGTATCTGTTCCAATTGCGCCCTACAATAATGCCTAATACGTAAGATATAAGGGCAAAAACGAAAGGTATTGTTATATCCATAACTCCAACTAATCTTTAATGTTACCAATTTCTAGATTTAATGTTGTAGTATCTAAGTAAACAAGTCTATCCACGTTTGCGCTTACCTTTACAACAAACATACTAGAAGAATTTTCGAGCACGCAAAAGGTATTAATAAAGCCTTTTTGTACTAGTTTGGTGTAATTTTCAAGAAGGCTAGAAAGTGATTTAATATTGCTTTTCTTTGTTGCTATTTCAAAAGTTACAATATCAACATGAAACTGAATATTTCTATATTCAGTACTTACCCATTTTGTACTTATATTCATATCTTATATTGTTTGTACCTTTGCACCCACATAAGCGAGTGCAAAGGTAGTATTATTATTTAGTCTTCAATCTCTTCTTCTTCATCGCTATCTTCTTGCGAGTCTTCCCAATCCTGCCACATGTCGGGTGCAACATTTTCGATAGCCTGCCCCAAAAGGTAGCATCTAATAGTAACGTCGCACATTTCCGCACCGCCAGAAAGTATATCTAAACTGCCACCGAATTCATCATTTGCCTCAGCCAACAAATCCAAATTGTGACAAAGATACTCTTCAGCCTTCCAAGCGTTAAAGGTGTATGAGCCGCTAACATTACCAGTTACCGAATCATCAACGAATAACTTTTCGTTTAAGTCTTCTTTCATTTCGTCTAAGTCCGAATAATCGTGAAAATTCACATTATTCTCAATATACTCACGGACATCACTCTCTACTGCTGATAAATAATCATACTTTTCCATACTCTAATTTATTAAAAGTTACTAATTAATTTGCTTATATCCGAAAAAACTAATAACTTTGCAGCCGTGTTAAGTAAGCAAGTTATTTCGATTTTTCGATTTAATTTGATTCGCCCACTACTTTTTTAAGGTAGTGGGTTTTTTGTTTTAGTAATAACACTCTTCTGTTTTTGTTGCTTTCTTGATATTCCACACCTTTAATTGGGTATCAAATTCAAGAGTGAACAATGCAACAAAATCGCCATCTTCTAGAAATGCACGAAACATACTACCTAATGAGTTATTTGTGCCAGACTTACGAATACCAATTGTTAATGCGAATCCGTACTTTTTGCCGTTGCAGTTGGCAAATTCTTTCTTTATGGTATCAATATCAATTTTCATATCAGACTCTATAAATGAAGAGCCATATTGAACACTATAAACTGCTGCAAGTCCTTTTAAAACCTTTGCAACCTCTGAAAATTTGCTTGTTGTAATCATATTGCTTTATTTTTTATTTACTAATTTGTTCCCTTTGCAAGACTCGAACTTACAGAAAAGCCGATGTTTTCGCCTGCATCTAGTATGGATATATATTCCTTTGGTTTTCATTTATCATCTAATTTATTTCGCTACTCTAACTTTTCGCTACTCACTTTAAGATGTTTTAACGCTGAATAATGTACTTTGCAGCTACATTCTTTATAAAGGGATAACCGTTATAATTACTACCTTATGTTATTTTATTGTTGGCTAACATAAAAACCGCTTAATACTACTATATTGTATCATTACACTAGCATTTTGCTAGATTTCTGATAACGATATTAAGATAATGCCTATCTTACGTTTGCGCTATCTGTAAACAGAATCACGGCTGCAAATAGTAAGCGCTTCATTATCACGCTAACATGTAAGTATTTCAAAGAACGAAGCATTGTTATATATGGATTCCTATGTGTTAAGTAAGCATCCTTATTTCTTAAATGCACTGCAAAGGTACGATAATTTTCTGTATCTGCAAAATATTTCGGCAAAAAAATACGTTTTTTCTCGCTTTTTTCTTGAAAATAACTGCATTTTCTTAAATCTTTACGGAAATTGCAATCTCCACTTTGCAAAATGATAGGTTAAATCGGGGTTATTGTATGCTTTTATATGTTTTGCCCTATCTTTGCACCTTTGCAGCCGTCTTCTATATATGTATGTGTGTGCGTACCTTATATATAGGGAAAACGCCTAAAAGCGTATTATTTGCCGTTTGCAGCCGTCTTCTCGCTTGATAGACAGAAAGTATCTGTTTTGCCGTTTGAGTATCTTTGCAGCCGTTTTCCGTCTTAGATGTATGTTTGTACTATCTTTCGTTTTTTGGTACGTTTGCAGCCGTCTTTTTCTGTTTTCGTTTTCATTTACTTTTTGTTTCACGAAAATTGCGTGTGAAACATTATGCAAGTTTCTGCATAATTATGCAAAGTAAAAATATATGTTTATGCAAGATATTATGGTAAATAGAAAACTTTTTGGGAATTTCGGGTTTTCAGCACCTTTGCAGAAACGTTCTATCTTTTTACTTTTTATCTCTTTGCCTTTTCTCTTATTTTGGATAATTTACAGAAAACAGAAACAGAAACGAAAAACCGTATTTTTGCCTTAAAACGTCCGTTTTTGTCGCAAATAAAACGCTGGTTTTTAGTGATTTATACCTATATAGGGTAATTTACACCCCACCCCCCCGTTTTTGGCACTCGCAGGGTGGGTCAGCTCTCATCCGAAATTTTTTATTTTTTATTTTTTATTTGTTTTGTAAAATACTCTGACTTTTCAAATTCCGCTTTTCTACCGAATTTTGAGTATTTTTGAGAATATCATATCTACTTTTCTTTTTGCATAAAGTCTCATAGCATCTACTTTTGCTTATTTCCGTGCGTCAGGTAGCGTTTTATGCAGCTTCGCGGTAAGTTTATCACCAGATTATTTTGAACGTCTTAGAACGCAAATTTTGAGCTATTTTTTATTTTTGCGGAAAAGTAAGACTACTTTCTACTTTAAGGTTCTTTTTGCTATATATGGATTGCAGTTTCGATAACCTATTGCAGGGGTTGTTTGCGAAGCATTCTTCTTAGGGGATGAGTATATAGTTTACTATATACAGGGGTTGACATCCCCTACTACGGCTGCGCGCGAGAGTACAATGGTTTATTTACGTGTTATTATTATATGGGAAAGAGTTCAAATGTTAAATTTTCAATATGAAAAATCTGATTTATGCGGATAACATATATTTAATTGGGGATATGGGGAAAATAGTACAAATTTGCAATTTGTTAAACTATGTAAAGTTCATTTTTGGCTTGATTTTTTGGTGTATATTTGCAGCATAAATGTTTGATTTACGAATTACCGACTTTGGAATATGGCAGAAAAGAAATTCTACATACAGCGTTACTTGAAGTCCGAGCAGGGAGCTTGGAAGGCAGACGGAGTGCGCAAGAGTCTGGAAGATGATTTCGGCGGCGGTTCTGTCCGCTACAAGTCATTGGACGGATTGAACTCCAAGGGTAAGCAGAAGGGTGTATATACCGAGAGCTATCCTGAGAGTGATGCATTAAGAGTGTTCGTTGACCCGAATGCTAGGCATGAGAGCACCAACGCTACGTTGTCAGTCTGCGTGTTCGGGTATGATGTTGACGGAACAACCGAGCTTTCCATCACTGAGCAGATAAAAGCTGCCGAGAAAGCATGGGATAGTCTGTATGCTTACTTGGAGGGTTCGCTTATCCTGTGGTATGATGATTACAGACAGAAGAAAGCGTTGTTTTTGGTACAGGATGCTACAGAGCCATCAACGGACAACATCAAGAACATTCCGTATCTGCTCTGTTCGGTCAAGTTGGTAAACGTCTTCGGTCAGTCGTTTGATGGTGACAGCACCACGATTGAGGATTGGTTGAAGAATGGCGGAAAATAGAAACAACAGCATCCGCAAGGCGGTAGGACGTGTCTCTTAGATACAAGTCTGGGCAAACAGAAGGTTCGAGTTCCTTCTACGGTCGGTGGATGCTTTAAAATATATGCGAATTATGAACAAATACAAGACATCAATTGAGGTCAAGGGCGAAAACATCAAGGCATTGTTCGACTGCCCTATCGTTACAGACATCAAGAAAGCAACCGATGCGGTCGATGATGGTTTGGACGTTACCGATATGCTTTATAGCGTTACTGCCGTCAATATGGCAGGTGCTCACAAGCAGGTGAAGCGAGGTTCTGTGTTGGCGCAAGACGTTTGCGGTCATTGGGAGATTATGACTGCCGATGAATGGGAGTTGAGGAAAGACGATACCATTAGCGATGGTTCTTCCGAGGAGTTGTAATCATTTAAAAGTTGAGAATATATGCGAATAAAGGAAGAATCACTTGGTAAGGCGTTGGAAGCGGCATCGTTGCAGACGAAGGGATTGCCGAAACGCTACACGGATGGTAAAGACCCATTCTGGATAATGGCAGTTGTGCTTGTTCAGAAGCGCAATTTGGAGGAATGCTACTGCATTTATCAGCAGAATGCGGACAAATACATGAAGCTTTTGCAAGACTTCGGTACACCGAGTCCTATCATGTCTATCAAGAGCATTCATCCTTATATGTATCTTGATGAGGCTCAGTTTTTGCCGAGTGGATGCATCGAAGCAAAGAAGAACTTTCTGAAAAACGAGCTTGGCGAAGACCCTATGGCTTATGAGGTCGATGAAATGACGGAATCGAACGTTAATCACACGTTATTGGAGATTGCCATTGACAAACAGATGAAAGCTGATGAGGAAAACAAGAAAATCAACGTACTCAATGAGGGAAGCGATTTGGACGGAACTAGATTTGAGGACATTGAACGTCAGAAGTTCGAGTTTGAGTTGGCTGAAATGAGGAAAGATGGATGCTCTAAGAAGGAAATAAAAGAGTTCATTGACGAGTATAATGCCAGTCATAAGCAGAAAGTTGACGATGAGCCGTACATTTCAGAGGAAGACCGCATCCATCAGGAAATGGAATCAAAGGACATTGAAAAAACTTCCGAATGCAGTATTGAAGGTGAGTTTGATGCACCTGAGATAGACTACGATAAGCTTCATGAGGAATCAGAGGCATTCAAGAAAGAGCAGTTGAAGGTTGCCAAGCGCAAGTGGAAGCGCGCATATGATGCCGATTCAGAGAAGCGTGAAGGAAGAGAGTTCGAGAACGAATTTGGCGAAGATGAGGAATGTGAGACGTTGCAGTTGCCGAATAAAGAAGTTGTTCCTGTAAAGCGAAAACCAGGAAGACCGAAGAAATCGGCATTGGATTACACTGCTAGCAAGCGCGATACGACAAAGAAACGTGGTCGCAAAAAATCATCAACTAAAAAGTAACTAATTATGAACAAAGCAGAGCTTTTAAATAACGTGTTCTTTGAGAATGCAAAAGGCGATTTGCCTATCATATATATAACATCAGATGATGATGTTGTAAAAGTCGGTGGCATTATCAATGCACCTATGGTTGGAAGAATTTATTTTAGTGAGGTTAAGAAAACCATTACGAAGGATGAATTGCTTGCCAACAAAGAGTTCATTTGCGCAAGTGATGATTCTGAAATTTTTATTGATTTCGGTGGTTACAGACGCGAGACGCTTGATTGCTATATCGCGATTGATGATAGTTGCATTAATATCATTGAGCTATGAGGAATAACCATCACAATCCTAATAAAGTACCGCCGTTCAAACCAGACCCCGAACATTGGACTAAGAAGGTTCATTCATGGAAGGCGAAGGTCGCATACGAGACGGATGATGAAGCTTGGGAGTTTCTTAATCAGAATCCGAGATTGAATGCTCTCGGTTGGCATCCTTACTTGTGCAAGGTTTGCTCAAAGTGGCATATTGGAAGGTTACACAATAAATAGTTAAGATATGGAAATTAGAGTTAGCGTTTTAGGAAAGGTCGCATACAAAGAAAACGAAACTAGGGAGGATGCAGAAAAAGCCGAACTATATCCATTTGGAGAAGGAGTGTATGCGGTAGTGGATGGAGAAAGTTTCGTTGAGTTAAGAGTCGTATCTGGCAAAAAACACAGCGATGAAAAAGGTGATTATTACGCATGCGTAGATAATTACTGGGGGCATGGGAAAATCTCAAACTCTGCAACTATCATAGAGCATGAAGAAAGGTTGAAGGATTATATCGACAAGTGTTTCGGTCGTCTTGAAGCTATTGTTAAAAAAACCAACGATTGTATCAGTAGTGTAAGTGAAGAACTTGATGGTTTTATAAGTAATTCTCAGGATGATTTTTGCTCTATTGAGAAATCTCTTGAAAGAATAGAGAAAGATGGTGTTGGTAGTGGAAAAGGTATCAGCGAAAAAACATTATTGTCTGCTATCGAGATTGTATCAAAACAGAAATAGTTGAGAATATGAAGAAGAAAGGATATTATGAATACGACCCTGTTATCTATCCGAGATTGTTATGTGTCGCTATTGGCATGAGCCAAGAAGACGCCAATAAGTGTTTTGAAGGTAGAAAAGGTGAGGTTTTGAAGGTTGATTTCTCTAATTCTAACGCAATAACCTACGATGAAGTTAGGGAAAAGTCGAATAAGAAGCTTTGCTCGTTTATTAATTTTGCAAGCAAGGATTCTATGAGAATGGGAGTTTGTTGTCACGAGGCTTCTCATGCCTGCGATGCCATCGAGGATGCTATTGGTATGAAGCACGGAGGCGAGCCTTCTGCCTACTTGACTGGCTGGATTGGGTTTTGCATCAACAAGGCTCGTTTGGGCATTGGAGATTTCGTTGAACTAAAAGATAAGGAGGAATAGCTTATGAGAAATTATTGCTATAAGGTTTCAAAGAATGGATGGAGAAGTCACGATAAGATAGATACCATTACTGGTATTCACGTGTACGAGCTTGACAAAACAAAGCACGACACAGAGCTTTGTAAAAAAGGTGTGATGTGCGAGGTGTACGAGGAAGGAACATTTTATGATGAGCATGATGAATTCTATTTCCAAGCAAAGAATACTGCCAAGGCTTCAAAAATCGGATTCTCGCATTATATTAACCGAGACTTACAGAAGCTTGGTGAGAGGAACGTTAGATTGTTCTTGATGGATGAAAGTATTTCTTTTGATGATGCTATGGCATTGTCTGAATCGGAGGCTTACAAAAAGTGTAAGGAGTATTATGAACGTTTAGTTAAGAAATAGCTTATGATTAGAATAGAAGATATTAAGATTGGCTCTATCTTGCAGATTAGGAAGGTTGATTTGGAAGATATTACTAGTCCTGGGTTTATCGAGATTATAGACCCTAACAATATATGTGACTCCTTTGCCATTAAAGTCGTTGATATGATTGATGGAATGTGTGTAATATCATGTCCTAAAAGAAATGAAATCATTGGTGTAAATATGTATAAATTAGCTAAGGTTTCCGTCTTCGCAAATGAATCTGCAAGCGAAAAGTCAGAGCAAGTATCTCACCCATCCCATTACGCTTGGTTGAAGGATTTGTGCGGTGTTGAGCCTTTGGATATTTGCAGACATCTTGACTTCAATACAGGGAACGCTATCAAGTATCTCTTGCGCAAGGATAAGGTGGATGGTAACAAGACCAAGACCGAGAAGCGCATCGAGGACTTGCGTAAGGCAGTGTTTTATATCCAAGACGAAATAAAATTATTGGAACATGGAACAGACTGATTACACTTGCAAGGATTGTTTCTTCTTTAAGAATGATATTTGTCATAATACCACGGAGAAGAGATACACATCGAAAGAAAATCCTTCATGTAGAAACTTCGAGTACAAAACGATTGTAGAACAAAAATAAATATATAGTTATGGCTAGAATTGCAAAAAAGAAGACTGTTGACAACAATGCAGGTTTGCTTAAAGTTGTTGTCGGAATCAACAGAAAAGATGTTGAAAGCGTTACCGACTTCGGTCATTTCTTCATCGTAATTTTGAAGGATTGTGCTATTTTCCACACACATATTGGATTTGAAGCACGTTTTAAGCGTTGGGGAGGTGTTGATATGGAAGGACACGCGCTTACCACTACAACATTCGCGTGGCTTGAAAATCTTGTCGCGATGAAGAACGAAGTAAAGGGAAAAGAGAATGATATTTTCCCTGAGACAGATGTTACTTATCAAGATATGCTTGATAGCATGGTTATCATCACAGAAGCCAACATTACTCATCCGATTACAGCGTTCACTGATGCAGATGATGCTGCAAAGTTCGCAAAGAACAAGATGGATTACATCGGTCGTATGCAGAAAGAGTTGGAAACTGTAATGAACACTCCAGTTTCCGAAGAGACAGAGGAAGACTTGAAGAAGAACTTTGAGCACGGTCAGCAAGCAATATTGGCAGAGCAAGCAGCCGAGGCTCTTAATCAAGAAAAGGAATAGCTTATGTATAATGAATGGTATATAGAACTGAAATACGGACTATTCCGAGATTACAGGATTGTAAGGATGTGTGATGCTAACGGAGTGAAGCGAGACGGTATCTTTATACCATTCATTCAGAACGGAATCAAATGGGATGGTGTAAAGGTTAAGAATCCTGTTCAATATCTAAAGCCTATTTGGGCTGCCGTCGATGGTTCTAGATTACACAAGTTAGTTCCCATGGTTTCTGTGGATTTTAGGCAAAAGATGGAAGATGCAGGTGTTTTATCACCAGATGATAAATACCCTTGTGATACGGTAGGTTACGTTTATAAAGATAAAAATAAGATATAACGGCGATGATATACTTAGGTAATGATACAATGGATAAGGTAGAGCGGATGGTTTGCGAACAAGTGAACACGGCTATGCGTATTGAGGAAAAGGAAGGAGTGAATGCAGACGATTTATATGTTGGCAATACTAACATTCCTTTTGCGAGAGCGGTAGCAAGGAACTTTGTTCTTGACGTTCTACACAATCGCTATGGTTTTTCCTATGCCGTTATCGCACAGCGCGCGGACATCAATGAGAAATCGGCTATGCGATGTGTCCGCAAGTGTCACGAACTTGTCGGTTACGACAAAACCTATGCGTATGTGAACACTTTAATTAACGATAGATTGAGAGAATGGTATGGGGAATAGCAATGAATTATTGACATTGAAGCGCAATGCCCTAAGATTGGGATTGTGCGGAGAATATAAAGGGAAATGGGATTCTGCATCGAGTAAGCGAGAATTGGTAAATATGGCTCTTGATTCTAACGGAATTGAGTTTATGGCTGATTCTATTGCTTTCGGATGGGGATTGTCTAAAGAGTACCTTTTGAAAGAGTTTGGTGAGTTTGCCAATGGATTCTACCAATGTAACGAGCACGGATATACTAGCGAAATGTATATAGGTGCTCATGGAGTTATCAAGGCGCGCTCTACGATTATTCTAGTCGCGTACTGCAAGGATTTGGAAATTGAAGTTCCTGAGAATATGGTTACTCGCATTTATGTGTGCGGAAAGAGTGAAGTTCGCATTGAATGCAAAGGAAAATGTGACCTTGTAGAGTACGGAGAGGATAATGATGTTAAAATCATTGGCTACGATGATGTAAATATGACGTTAGGGCACGTTTACACATCAGAGTGGAATAGTTGTAAGGACGAACAAAAATAACGTCTTACAGCTCATTTAAATAGCAAAGTTTGGTAAAAATATTTATATTATTTTCTTATTTACAGAGTGTACGGAGGTACACAGACATAAAGTGTAATTTTACTTTTTATATTAGTTAAGGTTTAGTTAGATTTATGTTGATTAAAAAGGGCAAGTTCAGTTGTGAAACCGAGCTTGCCCTAATTTTATATATAGAACACAGAAAACTAATTCATAAATACCTTGATACCATTTCTTCCTTGCTTGTGACCGCCCTTTACACAGCTAGCCAATGTGTCGCGAATATCAGTAAGTATTGTTGTCTGCAATCTCAACTCAATGAGTACAGGACTGCTTGATGTATCTTGTGTTATCGCGCTGATACTATTGCCGAGCTTTTCTAACAGAGTGTCGCGGATGATACGGACATCTGCTTGCTGAGTGGCTACATAATATCGTAGGCTGTTGAGTATCGACTCCAACGCCTGTGCGGTTGATTCAGTTACAGACTGAATACCTTGCTGCAAAGCAGAGATATTTGAACTGCCAGTAGGCTTGACATTGAGAACGTCCATTAAGTTCTTTGCATACTCATTGAATAATGCAAGGTTCTTGTCTTTCAGTTCCTTGATACCTTCGAGTTCTTTCTTGGTAACGTCAAGACCATTGTTTCCACCTTCGCTGCCCTCAGATACCGCTTTGTCGAATGCTTCAAGGATAGGCTGAATGTATTTTGATGTAGCTCTATTCATCAACTGCTTGGTGAGCATTGTATTGAAATACTCTTCAAACTTATTATTGAGTGCTTCGAGTGCATCACTGCCTTCATTGAAAGCATCTACCCACGCTTCCGAGAAAGCTTCAGCAGCAGATTTGTAGTTAGACTGAGAACCGAATCCGCCAAGTGCTTCTGTCATAGATTCACCTAATTCTTGGATTGTTGTGTTCAAATCATCAATCTGCTGTTCCCATTCTTGAATCTTACCTTCATCAGGTTTCTTGCGACCGCGCTCTGCGTTAATCATTGCTTGGTACGCCTTCTGCTGCTTTTTAAGGGCATCGACCGATTTTTGGTTGTATTCGTAGAGCTTTTGCGTATCAAAGGCATCGTTCATACTCTTTTTAAGCTTTTCGTAAGCGTGTTGCAAGGAATTTACAGCGCGTTCTTGGCGTGCAATTTCCTTATCAATCTTTCCTTCGTTGCTAAATAGTTTAGCTACGCCTGTAAGCGCGCCCATTGCACCCGATACGACACCTGCAAAGTTTCCGCTATAGTACGAACCGATTGCCTGACCGATATTGTCAACGACACTAAGAGTGTTTTCGAGTTGTTCATCAGAACCGCCCAAAGCTTCAAACAATCCATTGAATGCTGTTGCCATAGAGGAAACAATAGATGTAATATCTGTTACGGACTTGCTAAACTTATTCTTAGCATTGTCGGTCTCGCCTTGAACATTGTTAAGTGTATCAAGAGTGCCTTTTGTCTCACTGTGCTGCTTCTTCATATTGTCGAGTTGGTTCTTCGACAAATCAAGATTGGTTTTCAACGTCTTGGTCTTCTCATCGTCCAATCCGTTAAGCAACATAGACTTGTTGTATTCAGCATCCAAGTTGGCGATAATCTTACCTTGATTCTCTATATTCTTTTCTTCTTTGTCGTACTTGTCGCTTGTGGAGATTAAAGCATTGTCTCCACCGAGTTTCTTGTATTCCTTAGTGTACTTTACCAACTCCTTCAGTCCACTTGTGAAAGCCTTGAAAGGATTTCTTGAATTTCGAGTTTCCTGCAATTTGCTAATCTGCTCCGTGATAGCCTTGACTTGTGTAGGGTCGAGGTTCTTCATTTCCTCACGCAAGGATTGTAGCCTCCGTATCATATAGTCGAGTACCTTGGTGGATGTATGGTCGAGGTTCTCGAAAATCTTAACATACATATCAGAGCCTTGGAAATTCTTCCAAGTGTTCTCGCCAGTCTTTTTCTTGTATTGGGCAGTCAAATTCTCCTGCAACTGCTTTTGTAACTCAGGATTCTTGGCAATATTCGCATTGTTTTGGATTTTCTGCTTTTCCTCAATGTACCACTTATCCAATTGCAACTGGTCGGAAAGCTGCTGCTTGTATGCCTTAATCAACTCTTGTGCTTGATTAATTTGGTCTTGATAGACTTCCTTATCAAGTTTCTGCATTTGTGACGCATATTCCTTTGCGACATCATCACCCCACTTATTTTGGTCTTTACCCCATTTTGCCTCGAAATCATCTGTAATAGACTTGCGCACATCATCGAAAGAAGAAGTCAAATCCCCGAACATGCTTTTGATGATGCTATCAGACAGACCTTCACCTTTGAGCTTCTTAAACAAATCGAGCTGCGAGAATGCTTCTTGCGCATTGTTCTTCGCATCGTCAAGTTGCTGCTTGAAATATTCCTCATCAATATCAAGACGGATTTCGGTAGCGTTGCGTAATGCGCTGCCACGCTTTCCGAGTTCCTTATATTGGCTTGCAAGATATTCAATCTTCTTTGCAATAGTCTGACGGTCTGGGATAAAGTCATTTATACTCATACCAACATTCTTTGCCGCCAACGCAAAATGCTTACGAACATCGGCTGTAGCTTGCTCTTCGCCTTCGTATTTAATGAGTTTCTGATATTCAGAATTCATATCCTTCAACAGAGAGATGCGCTCGTTGAGAATATCGCGCTGTTGCTTATCAACCTTTGATTTATTTCGGGTATTTTGGTTAGCAAATGGGTCTAATCCGCCAGCCAAATTGTTTTTTGTAAGAACATTTTTCAATTGGCTTCGAAGAAATGCTATGGCATTTTTCTTGTTGAATACGGTATTAACGCCAACATTTTGGCTTCCCCACTTCATTGTATTACTTATACCAAGACTTGAACCATGATACCATTGAATCTTGCCTCTATTTATCTGGTCTATCAATTCCTTAATATCCTTTGCTGAACGCTGAAAACCTTGTACAGAATTAAGTGCATCTTTAGGGTCAATAACATCAAGACTGATTTTAATCTTTCGTCTGTCTGCCTCTGCTTGCAAATCATCCATGAAAGAATATACTCTTTGTCTTGCGTTGTTCATGCTTTGGCTATCTGCATCAACCTTAAAATGATATACCTTTGACGCGATTGTAAGAAGTATTTTCTTTTGTAATTCTCCAAGATTGTTTTCCGTAGCAACATTATCCCAAAAAACTTTTATCTCGGCTGGCTTGAGATTTTTCAGGAATCCGCCATATATATTATTAATGCTATCGAACAATCCTTGAATTTCGTTAGCAGCCTCTTCTTTTGCACTTCTGAAAGAACCGCTAAGTGTTGCGCCAAGATTATCACTAAGTCCATATAATTGCTTTCTGAGATTGTTAGCATATTTTTCAAAAGAGCTATTGTTTCTCTCATTGTCGAATATTTCACCCATAACCTTATTAACTCGTTGTAAATATTCTACATCGAGTTCATTAGGTTTTGCGCCATCTTTAATGGAATCGTATGCAGCTCTAGATTTTACGGATAATTTATCATAACCCTCACCTAGTGCCTCAATTGCAGTTTGTGCTCTAGACGCAAATTGTCGAACATCATTTGCTGCATCATCCAACTCCTTCATATCCTTTGAGAAACTATCTGCCCACAAAGGTATTCCGAACAGATTTAAATTGTTGCTATTAAAGAAAGAGTTATCTTCACCATTGATATAAGATTTCGCATCTTGCGCCATCTGTATAAATGTATCTATTTTCTTCTTTGATTCCTTGATAGCTTTGTCTAAGTTCGATAAATCAACTTTCTCTATACTAATAGGTATTTCGAGATTTCTTTTTTTAAGCTCATCGTACAAATCTTCAAGTACGCTTTTTGAATCATTTAAAAATCTATCCTTGTTGATGATGATACGAACACCGCCATCTGCTCTTTCTGTAAATTTATCTTTAATACGTTCATATTCGGCAGATAACTCACCAAGACGTTTTTTTGCATCAATAGTTTCAGTGATAATTTTGGATTGCTCTTCTCTGAATTTCTCGTATGCAAAATAAGCACTTGAAACTGCCTGTGCCAATGCTGCAAAAGCGATTAACGGAAGATTATCCATTACAGCCCACTTAATCATCTTACCTGCTGTTTTTGCAGCAGAACCGAGATTTCTGAATGATGCAGTAATAAGACCTAGTGCATTTTTCCCTTTTAATGAATATGATGTGAAATTTGCATTCCATATTTCTTTTAAGCTGACACCTGTCTTGTTTGATTGCAACATAAGCAAAGCAAGAATGCCTATAAGGTCTTTTCCTACAGATGCAATAGTTTCCCAGTGTCTAAGTAATACGGTCGCACCACTGATAAGCCCCTTAAATACATCGTCATTTGCTGTACCAATATCATTGAGCATCACATCGAAAGCATCCTTCAAGTTGGAAATCTTACCTTGGAGAGTTTCAGCCTGAATCTCTTGCATATTGTAGAATGTTCCACCCTTATCGGTCATGCGTTGGAATATTGCCTCAACATCCTCAAATGTAACCTTACGCTTGGAAATCATATCAACAATCTGTGCGGTCGTGTACGCTTCTCCTTTAACTTCCTTAAAGTATTGTTGCAACTCACCATACATATTGATACCAGCCTCAGTAAACTGACGAACCTCAGAACCACGAAGGTATGCAGCAGCCTTGACTTGTCCGTATGCAAGGATAAGTCTTCCCATATCAACGCCAAGACCTGCTGAAACATCGGCAAGTCGTTTGGTTGTATCATAAAGTTTATCAGACTCAATTCGGTAAGCGGAAAGTTGTCGTGTGTAATCCACCAAGTCTTTGATACGGAAAGGTGATTTAACGGCAAGTTCTACTGTCTTGTTGAAAATCTCGTCTGCCTTTGGTTTGTTCTGCAAGATAGCTTCGAGTGAACGCTCAGAGAGTTCAAACTGACCTCTGACTGATGCAATCTGCTCGACAAAATTCTTGACAGAACCCATTGAGAATGCAAATGCCATACGCTGTGCCCAACGTGACATATATCCAGCCATATATGATGTTTGTTCGGTCAACGCGCGAGAATTAACACCAGCCTCTTTCAAGTTTTTGTTATGTTGCTCAATTGCAGCATTGAGAATATCCAATTTTCGCTTATAATCAGTATCGGTTTGAGACAACTTCATACGAGCTTCTTTCAGATATTCTATAGCGCGTACTTGGCGATTGAGCGTATTTGCAGTAGCAGAGAAATCAAGCGCGCCTTGATATGTAGTGTTTGCCTTGTTATTTCTCGTCTGATAGTCTTTTGCTCTATCAGCGTATGCCTTTCTCTGTTTGTTGTTGTAAGATTGTTCGGCACTAACCATCTTATCAAGAGCCTTCTGAAAAGCAACAGCACGTTCATTATACATCTGCTGCTGGTATCGTAACTCATCCTGTAATGACTTCTTTCGCTTAATAAGTGCATCTTGGTCTGCCTTGGTGAGATTTTGTGTTGTATCTCGCAACATACTTTCAATAGAACCAATTTCTTGCTTTAACTCAGCAATATTCATACCGCTAGCACCCTTTGCCGATTCCTGTAATCTCTGAAATGCAAGTGCCGCTTGCATAATACCACTAGTGCCAGAACCATTCATCTTAGATAGCTGTGCTACCATATTTTGAATGTTTTGTGCTGCTGACGTAATGTTATTGTTCATGTTACCTGCACTCGCACCTACGTTTGAGATACCACTGCTTGCATTTGAAGCAGATGCGTTGATTGTTGCGAGTTTTGCTATAACTTGGTCTAAAGAATCAAGGAACGGCTTAGTACCAACAGACATATCCTTGAAAGATTGTGTTACACTAGACGCGGTATTTTTAGCCGTATCTTGTAACTTCTGCAACTTATCATCAGCCTCTTTGATTTTCTTCAATGCGGACTCTGGTATAACAAGAGCACTGCCTAATGCTGAATCTGCCATAATTCAAAAGTTTAAGAGTTTATAAAATAGGTATTCCAAGGTCATTGAGATTTCGTAAATCCTCTGCACCATTGATTACCTTTGCATTCTTTAATTTGTCGTTCTTCTGATTATTGTCTTTATCTGACGATATATACTCTATATGAGTAAAATCCATAGACGCAAGGCGAATCTGCGGAACGGTCATTCTCCACTTATATTCTTCTTGCGAGCACCATGTGTTGGCACGTAAGAAATCTATCATTTGTCCGTATTCTGTTCGTGACGGGATAATTCTGCTGCTTGCTTCTTCCTCATCAGAGCTTGATAGCGGACGGTCTGAATCACATTGGTACTCGCGAAGAAAAAATCCACATCTAGCAAATTGAGAATTTCAACGAGTAATGTTGCCCAATCCTTGATGTCATAGTCTCCCCAAAGCAACTGGTCGTAAACTTGTTGGTATTCCTCAGAATCAATGCGTTTTTTGTCATTGAGCAAGGATAGTGTGATTACTCTTGCCACCGATGGAATATTGATAGCAAACTCCTTGATAACGTCACCCATTGATAAGTTTTCGCCCTTGACTATCTTGCAAGCCTCCTCTGCTATCATCCATTGAGTGCCTGGCTTCAATGCTCTTATCTCCCACTCTGTACCTTGTAGTTTTACAATTGTAGGAGAATCATTCATAATTTGCGCCAGACGTTCCATTGCTGCGTCAGATAGAGGAGAAGTAGGTAATACCTTATTCTCGTCTTCTACAGCTTGTTTCTTAGCCTTATTCGGGTCTTTTTGTGCTCTATATACTTTTCCCATATATATGAATTACTTTCTAATCACACTTACTGTTCCATTATACTTCTTGGATAGGTTTTGTAGCTTTTGAAACGACATAGAAATGACTCTATAAGATTGTTTCAGATTACCACCGCCATCTTCCAATATCTTAGCATAGGGCATAGTCGCAACGACAGCCAAATCAATTACTCCACTAGGGGAATAATCGTTTTTGAGATATTCGTTTATCGCTTCACGACCTTTAATCTCTTCCCCATACCAATTCTTGCCTTTGGTAGCTTTTGGTGAGGATGATAAGTATCCTATCTTTTCGAGCTTACCTTCGATATAAATGCCATATCCGTAAGAATCATAAAGGTTGTGCGTTCGATGTGTGTACGTAATTTCTTGAATACACTCCCTTAATACAATCTTTGCATCCTTGTCTAATTCCTTCGTAATAAGCTTTAATGCTTTTTTGTATAATGTTTCAGCCATAAATGATAAAACTTAAAAAGGAGCGGACAGCATAAAAGCCGCCGCCCCTTGTATATAGTCGAGAATTGTTGAAGAATCTACACTATGCACCAGCAACTGGCAATGTGTATGCAGGGTCAATGTAGAATGGTGTCTTGCGAGTTACGCTTCCATCTTTAACTTCTACCAATTGACCTGTGCCAGCCAATGCAACCTTTGCCAAGTTAGAGTTCAGAGACTCAATGGTTGTCTTGGAATTGAGCTGCAACTTAGGCAGAATCAATGCTGTGTGTGTAGTACCATCTGCGTTGTCAAAAACTACTGCGACCTCTGCATACATCAGCTTGTAACCAGATGGAGCGTAAATCTTACCATCAGTACCCTTTGTAAAGCCGCACAATGCAGTCAATACAGGAGCTTGAGTATCTGCAACCTCGGCAGCAAACTGATACTTACCAGTTGTCACGATAGACATGATAGGAGTATCAGAAGTCTCGCGCTCAATATCGGTAGTATCGTTATCGTCCTGAGAGAGAGATGTGGTGTCGCGAACAACATCGTCCAAATCGTAATAATCGTCACCAGCCGCATCGCCATTGAACGGACGAACAATAATGTGTGAAGGCTTAGAGAGCTTGATTGCACCTGCGCCTGTACTTGTAACTTTCGTTGCCATATTGTTATGAGTTTAAATTGTTATCCTAAATAAATGAAATAATTAACGTACAATAACCGAAACAGCAATAATCTGAAAATGAAACTGGCGGTTTGAATCATATCCGCTATCACGGTATAATGTACTGATTGTATAGTTTGCGTCTCTTGATTCATCAATGATTTTGTCAAGAATACCTTCCATCTTGTCAAGTAACTTTACATTCTTTCTCAGTGGAGTTCCCTTTGGTCTTGCATAGAGATAAATGTTAGCATAGCCAGAGGAATAACCACCATAATCTCTTTGCTGACCTACGTCCACATTGACAAAATCATCCCAGTTCTTACTAGTTGTAGGTGGCAATTCTCCAACAAATATGTTGTTTGAGATTTTTCCCTTAGTAAGAAGCATCGAAAAGAAATTCTCAATTCGAGACAATCTGCGATTAATCCTCTGTGCCATACCTTGTTATCCTAAATACATTTTACCTTATGATGAAAAAACTAAATATCAGTACCCTTGATGTAAGCTACACATCCATGCATTTGTGTCGGATAAACGCCAATAACCATTCCGTCAACGTCCATTCCGTACATTTTTCCACGGAAACGAATGCCAGCATTCAAACCTTCAGGAATGTATTCTTCATCTTTTCCGTCTTCTCCTTCTTTCGTTGGCATCGGAAAATAGATTGTATATCCTAACGTAACTACGCCCGAATTAAACAGCTTATTGGTTTCCTGAATATCGCAATCAGTTTCAAAAATGATAGTTTCTACATTTTCTGTTTCTGACTCACCTGCACTAGTATCAGTATCGCCTAACATATCCCCATCGCTTCCGATAAGGTCTCCATCTTCTTTCGGTTTTTGTTCCGAGCGGTAGAACACGCCATGATAGGCATATTCATCCAAAGCATTTCTGTCAGTGTACATAGCTTACCAATCTGTTTCTTTAATCCATTTAACCTCTCCATCGGTTTCATTGAGAGCTTCAAGTTTTTCATCCTCTCCATACTTCTTGTAAAGTCTTTTGAGTTCTGATTTGATACTCAGCAATGCAGCCGATGTAATGGTCTGAGCACCTACCGTAAGAGTATATGCGCCATGTTGGTTTGTGGTCGATGCTGTCTGATAGACACCGAATACAATCTTTTCCAAGAGTGCAATCTTACATCTGTCTTTCTGTTCTTCTGTCAAGTCCAAATAAGACTCAACATCAGAAACGCCGCAATCCAAAGCGACATTGTTTAATGCCGACTTGTCAAAGACAAAGTTAGTCATGCCGCTCAAATAGTCCAATATGTCAAACTTCGATGCTGCCATTGAGAGATAAATGAATTAAATGTTATCGTATATTGTGAGTATTTAACCATTAAGATACTGCACCGTCACCAGCTACCTCGGTGTGGATAATCTCGTGGTTAGTGAATGAGATGAGAGCTGGAATAGCAGACATCATTACGTCTGTATGCCACTCCTTCAATCGACCATTGTCAGTTGTGGTGTTCATCGCTGTAACCAAACCATTGAGCATGGTTGCGAAAGTGGTATCAATAGTACTTGCACCATAGCCACTACCGAATACGTCACGCTCCAAAACATCTGTGTATTTGAACTCTACAGCATCACCAGCAGGGCGAAGAACAACGCGATTATCTGCCCAACCCTTGACAAATGTGTCGGTTGTGCGTGTCTTGTTGCGCTCCTTCTCAACGACAATCTCAATAGGAGAAATACCTTGAATGTCTGTAAATGACTTCAAGAATTGCTCGTTAGTGATAGGCATACCCTCAACGTATGCAATATAGTTAGCCTTACACCAAGCAACATACAAGTCGCGTACTTCTTGGTTCTGAAGGAATACATCATTGTACATCTTCTTTGTCATCTTCCAAGTAAGAGCACCATCGTAGCCTCCTCGCTTATCACGATAAGCGTCTTCTAACTTACGCATCTGTGTGAGAATTTTACAATCTGCGGCAGTCCAAGCCTTTGCACCAGCCTTCTGAAAATTATCCTTTGGAAGACGAGCATCATATAGCTTGCTGTAGATACCAGCACCGAGACCAGTGTAATCAATCTTACCAGTTGTTTCCAACTGCGCGGTTGTGTTATTCAATGTAGCCTTTGCGGACTTTAATCCAACTGCGAGGTAGTCACGTACCCAACGAGCGATGATGCGGTCTGCGTTTCCAAACTGGGCAAACTGTTTTTCCTTATAGATACGTTGTGCGGCGGTCTCTACAAAACCACGACCGATAAAGTCAGGGATTGATGCGGTGTACTCTGCCTCACCCTCGGCATCCATCTGATGTGAATCACCGAGAGGCGCACGCATATCCATGACTGGTGCAGCTTCCAACTTATGTGAAGTCATTCGGAAAGTAGCAGAACCATCATCCGCTGTTGGAGTAGGTGCATCAGCAACATGTCCCTGTGTCATTGCCCAGCCCTCATCCATGTTAAGGAGGTCAGAGTTGTCAACGAGAGACTGAAACAGCTCGCTACCACCATCCTTTGAGCGGAAAAGTGCAGCCCAATCAGAGTTGTTAATATCAAATCTTTGCATATCCTAAATACAATTAATTACAAAAAAATAAGTTCGTTATCATTCACTTGGTCTGATTAATTAAACCAGAACCAAGTTTTTACACGGCTCTTGTTGAGAGCGAGAACTGCTGGTGGTAAATTGCCGATAGCTACAAGGTCGATAACAGTATCTTCTTGTGCCAACGCTGGAGTAAGCATATACTCCAAATCGTCAACCCCTTCCATGTTCGCGTCATACAAGAAATCCATATCCTTGTCTGCGTAAGCATTAGGATTAGTAACCATAGGAAGCGTTTTCGCACCTGCTTTTGCTGCTTCTACGAGAATGTCACCAGCTTTTTGTGCTGTACCAAGTGTCTCTGATACTGTAACGAGCCAAATATCGTTTGAACCATCGGTAGATTTCTCCACATTGGTGATAGTGACACCCTTTGCTTGTGTGGCAAAATCTTTCTGTCCTACCATGATAGTATCGCCAGCATACGGTATGTGGTGATAGCCGTCACGAACCAATTTGTAGGTTACGTCTGTCTCAGTAGCATCCTTCGCCAGCTCATAGAACTTCAAAATCTTTACCTCTGCACCAGTAGTGTTGTTAATGTTAGGTGTGTACTCAATGAGGTCACCTGCATAAATCTTCGCTCTACCCTTGAATGGGTTCTTCAAGATGCCACCCGTGGTAGGATAACAGAGCGCATCCTTGTTGCCCTTTACAAGCTTTACGAAGACATTTTTATGACCTCCAATAGAGCCATGTGCCTGAATGAGTGTGCGACCAGTGAATACCGCACCACCATTGGCTTGTCTTGTGAAAAAGTTATCCAACATAATCTTTTTACCTTAAAGAGTTAATAATTAATGTTATCCGAATTTACTTGTCAGCAGGTTTTGACGTGCCGAGAAGTTTGTTTACTCCTGCCCATCGTTCAGCACCGATAGGTTTATCCCCATTACCGCCGCTTGGGCTGCCTGGAGTACCACCGCCCTTTACGTGGGATATGTTGTAAAACTCTTCCGCATCCGTAAATTCCTGCTCGATGTCCGAGTCCTTAGTGAGGTTCAACTTGTTCATGTATTTTTCAATCCACTTACTATCGTTGATACCTTTCTCCTTGAACTTGGCGAGAAGTTCACTACGTTTCTGTGATACAAGCTTAGATGCTTCGTACTCTGCATCCTTCTTCTCTAGAGCTTCCAAGCGTTCCAAAAGCTTCTTTTCAACAGCCGAAGGCTCTTTGTTATCATCCTTTGGATTTGGCTTGGTGTCAGGATGCTCGTCGTTCCATTTCTTGATGAAGTCGGCATTGTCCTTCTCGTAGTTGCCGTTAAGGGAAACATACTGCGGCAAAATCTTCTTCACCAAATCATCTAACTCTGTATCTTCACCAACTAAGAGGTCAAAGTGGGAATCACTCAAACTCTTGATTGTCTTTTCACTGATGGAAAGGTGTTTTCCGTTTGCAGTGAGCTTTGCTTTTAGGGTGTCTAAAAGTTGTTGTTTTGTAAACTTCATATTACTAATTTTTAAAATTCTGCTGCAAAGATAATTAAATAATGTGTTGAATTACTTGTTTTTAGAAACTCTATTTGTTACGTAACCAATATAGAATTATTTTCACGCTATTATATATTATAAATTAGGTATCTTTGCAGCATGAACACGAATAAAGATATAGAAATCAGACCACAAGAGGGCTTTCAAATGTCCTTTGCAAGTAGCAACGTTGATGTTGTTTTTGGTGGCGGAAATCTCGGAGGAGGCAAGCAACAGCCGCTTGATTCTAAGATACTCACACCATCGGGATGGCAGACTATGGGCGATATGCAAGTTGGTTCTAAGGTGATGACTCCATTTGATGGAATTGCCACCGTGATTGCTGTATTTCCACAAGGCGTGAAAGATGTATATGAACTTACAACGTTAGATGGACGAAAGTGTGAATGCGGTCTTGAACATCTATGGACGGTACGAACTCCAAAGCAAGTGCATAAGTATCGTTCCCATAACAAGGAATGGGGATGGACTATGACTTTGCAGACAAAAGACCTTATTGATGGTTTGTCGCAAGGAAAGAAATATTTCATTCCAAACAACAAAGCTATAGAATTTGGTGAAAAAGAACTGCCAATACCGCCATACGTATTAGGTGTTATGCTCGGTGATGGATGCTTAACTATTTGGCGTAACGAGAAAGGTTTTAAAATTTCCAATACAGAATGGGATATAATAAATAAGGTAGCAAAATTGACCGACACGACAAGAGTGTACGAGCAACAAAGCTGCTTTACTAAATTATTCTATACACCACACTATAAGGAGTATAAGGAATATTTAAGAGAAAAATGTTTGTTGGATTATTCCTACAATAAGTTTATCCCTGAAGAATATCTGCACTCTAGTATTGAACAAAGAAAGCAATTGCTTGCAGGGTTATTTGATACCGATGGAAGTGTAGAACCTTACGATAATAGTTATAGTTTCTCTACGACAAGTGCAAGGCTTAAAGATACATTTATTGAGCTGTGTCGTAGTCTTGGATATACATGTTCTTGCAGAGAAGACAGAAGAGAAAAATATACGAAAGGTGTTGCTTACGACATAGTAATACGCACTGACGATATTATCTTCACAAGCGAGAAGCATAAAGCTAGGTACAATAATGAGCGGAACAAAACAAGAAAGTATGCTCGAAGTAACGACCATTCACGGATTGTGTCTATCAAAAAGGTAAGAAGAGCCGAGTGCCAGTGCATTTTGGTTGATGATGAAAAGCATTTGTATATCACGGATGATTACATTACAACCCACAACTCGTATGGTCTTGTACTTGCTATGGCAGAGCCGTTAATGACTGACCCAGATTTTCGTGCAATGATTTCACGCCGTTCACTTGGTAATCAAAAAGCAGGTGGAGGATTCGTAGAGAAGTTTAAACAGATATTCGGAGCTGATTTTGTAAAAGTCAGAGAGAGCGAGAATCCTCGCGTTACATTTCCGAATGGAACGTTTGTCGATTTGACGTATCTTGACGATTCCAATATTGATAAGTTGAGAGAGCGCGCGAAAGGATGGGAGTACGATTTGATTGCGATTGACGAGTTGACGGAGATGACTTGGGAAGTTTTCTCATACGTTATGACTCGAAACAGAGGTCAGAGCAAGACGTTTACAGGTAAGTTCTTTGCAACACTTAACCCGAAGCGTAGCCACTGGACAAGAATATTCCTTGATTGGTATATTGGTTCAGATGGTTTTATCATTCCAGAGCGTGATGGTGTAGTCAGATACTTCTATTGTGCAGGACCGACTGTTAAGGATGTTGTTTGGGGAATGTCTAAGCGAGAAGTCTATGAAAAATGTAAGATAGATATAGACAGAAAGCTTAAAACCATTGGCGGCAACTTTGGATATGAAGTAATGATTAAGAGTTTTGTTTTCTATCAAGGTAAACTTGGTTCAAACAAGAAGATGCTTGAAAACAACTCTGGCTATTTAGGTTCTGTAGCGGCATCGGGCGGCAGAATGGCACAAGCTCTTATGGAAGGTAACTTCAATGTTGACCCAGAAGAGGATGAGGATATACCGATTCCTAGCCAAGCGGCACGAGATTGCTTCGTAAAAGACCCAGCCGTAAATGGTGACAAATGGATAACAATCGACTTGGCAGATTTCGGAAAGGATAATACCCTGATGTTGTCGTGGAATGGATTCCATATTGTCAATTACGAAATCGTTATGCATTCAACACCGCGAATCAATGCTGAAAGAGCTAGGCTGTTTGCGGCTAACGAGGGAGTAGCAGAAAGTCATATTATCTATGACGCTACGGCAGGTAGGTATTTCAACGACTATATACCAGATGCTATCCCTTACATATCAGCAGCAAAGGCAATGGGAGTTTATTACTTGTCTGCTATGACAATAAAAGACCTATGTTACTTGCGACTGAGCTACATGATTAAGCGAGGACAGCTTACTTTCTCTGATAAGGTTGCAAATGCGGTTTATACGCATCAAAACCTCAAATACAGAGTTTCCATACAGAATGAGTTCATGGAAGAATGCGCGGTAGTTCGCTTTGATAAGATGCAGAGTGGAAAGAAGAAGTTGCAGAGCAAGAAGGAAATGAACCGAAATCTTGGAAAAGACCGTTCTATGGACTTGCTCGACCCTTGCGCAATGAGAATGTACCCATGTTTGAATATGGAGTATGGTAGCGAGCTACAGGAGGGATTCAGACTTGCAGAGCAAGAAGTTGAAGACAAAAATCCTAATGCTCAGAGCATTTATGATGATACGTTGTACTATTAATTTTAGAATATATGCTGAAGAAAGAAAATATAAAAATGATTCTTGAATCCGTGCGGATTGATTGGGATAAATGTGATGAGAAAGACATTGCGTTTGCTATCCTATGTGACGCATTGGAAGATAAGACTTTAGCGTATCGTCTTGCTTATCGTAAGAGTGAAAAGGATGCAGCGAAATTCTACGAAACTCCACGATTCAAGAAACTGCTAGATGTTCTAGAACCTTTCGGTATCGGCAATGTTAATAACAACGCTATTACCAAAGAAGAGAACAAAAACGAGCTTCTCAAAATGCTTGACAAGATAGACCAAGCTCTTAGTGATGGAAATCTTGAACCGAAAGATGCATTGAAGATGCAGACTGATATACGTGTAAAGCTGAATGACAAATTTGAAATGGAAGAGTCACAGAAGCAGAAACGAATCATCGTAGTACCAAGCAAGCATGATATTGTTTGCCCTACTACCAATAGAGAATGTAACTACTGGCCTTCAAGAAAGGCTTGTTGCAGACATTACGGTTTGATTGACCCGCAAGAGAATCGCGAAGCGAAAAATAACAACGATGTTGAACCATCATTAAATGACAATAACGATGAGTAGAAAGAGACAAGATATAATTAATGATTTTTTGGAGAATCCACAGAAACTGCTTCTGAAAAAGCCGTTTTTAAGGGGTTCGCGCTCTATTACCATCAATGACTCTTCTGATGGTTCGGATATTAAGACAAACTTCCGCAAAGAGGCACAGCTTCCGAATATCAGCAAGATAGTTGTTAGCCAAGAGCGTTTTGCGAAGGAGTTAGACCCTTATTCTCACAGGGTATTGTTTGATACGAACTTACCTTCTATATGCTGCAAGCTTGATGATGGCAGTTATTGCGAGATTGAGTTTAAGAAGTTTGGCATTCCTATGCAACAGCGTATTGTTGACAAGAAAGCTCTCTGTTTAGGTGGTAATAAACGTAACCATATCTTGCATGACAGCAATCCGACTGATAAGCTCAAAAAGAACTTTGCCGATTTCAAGTGGCATTGGAAAGAGACAAATCAGGATGGTATCGAAATGCAAGCTATACGTATTCAGCAGAGTTATGGTGATGTTGGCTTACTCGTTTACATGAATGAGGATAACGAAGTAAAAAGTAGGCTATTCTCGTATGAAGATGGCTATCAGATTATCACACACAAAGACGATAATGGAGAACCGCTTCTTGATTGCGTGTATTATCGCACAGAGGATAATGTAAGACACATTGATGCATACGATAAGACATATCATTATCATTTCACAGATGTATTCGTTCAGGACGTTGATACAAACGAAGTACTGAAAGGATGGTGTTTGGAAAGCAAGGAAGTACATGGATTCTCAGAGAGTCCACTTATCACGAAACGTGGTGATGTTGCTTGGAATAACGGTCAAGACCTTATCGAGCTATTCGAGATTATCTATAATCTGTTTGCGGTCATCCAAAAACGTCACGGATGGGGAATCCTTTATATCAAGGGTAAGCTCAATGAAACCGCAAAAAAGATTGCTGGTTCTATCATACTGAATGATACAAGCATTGAAGGAAATGGCAGCGCAGAGTTTAAGACTCCACCTTCTCCACAGAACATGATTGAGTTCATGCAGTCAATTCTCGACCAATTGCAGATTGCTACAGGATGTACATTTATCTTGCCGAAGGATATTAAGTCTAGTGGCGATATAAGCGGTTTGGCAATTCAAATGACACGTTCTTTGGATATTGAGGAGGCTAACAATGCAGCTATTGAATGGCAGAATTTCGTCAGCAAACATTCAAGATTGTTCAAGGAAGGATTGGCAAAGCAGTTGGTTGCAAGCGGCGAGAATCCTACTGCTATCACTGAGTTTAAGCAGATGAGAATCAGTACATCATTTAAGCCTTGGCAGCCATTCGATGAAAGTGCATGGAATCAGATGCTTTGTACATTGAGCGGTGCAGGTTTGATTTCTACTAAGACTGGTGTTGAAAAGAATACTGTTTCTGCACCTGACGAGGAAGTAAGATTGCAGACTCAGCAAGAAGAGGCAGATGAACGTGCCGAAAAACAAGCTGAGATTACCGCAATGACAAAGAATACAAACAATAATAAAGAATAAACATGAAGGCAGAATCATTATACATACAGAAGTTGACTTACGATGAGAACACTGGTAATGAAATTATCGGTTTGTTCCCATCGGAAGCTAACCCTGCTATTGTATCATCATATACCTACGATGCAAAACGTATTGGTGGTGCTCCTACCCTTACTGCTACAATATATTCATCTGAGCCTTTGCAATGGAAGAAGGAAGAGTTCGTGGAGTACAATGGTGATAGATTCTTTGCGTCCTATACACCAAACTCTACAAAGGATAATTCGTCTAGAATGTGGAAGAGCGAAATCACTTTCACATCTAGAAGAGAATTGCTTGATAACACTCTGTTCTTTGATGTTGTCGTTGATGATGTTGATACACATAATAAAGACAGATACCGCTCAAATCAGACAAAGTTCACGTTTGGTGGAACTATCCATGAGTTTGTTGCTCGCGTCAATAGCTCAATGGCATATTGTGGATTGTATCGTCCTACAGATGAATACAAGGGATATTACGTTGTTGTTGATGAAGGGTATGGAACAGATGAAGTTAAGGAAGTATCATTTGAAGACCAATATTTGACTGATGTTTTACAGCTTATCAACACAACTTTTGAGCTTGATTACTACTGGGATGGCAGCGTTTGTCATGTCGGTAAGGTACAGCACGACTTAACCGATACACCTATTAAATATGGTAGTAGTGATGCTCTTATATCTGTATCTAAGGAGAATGCGAACTATAAGATAGTTGATATGATAACAGGTTACGGTTCATCTGATAATCTGCCATATTACTATCCTAATGATGATGAGTTCGGTGAGGCTATATTTGACGCAAAAAATATAGCAAGTGAGCATGTAGATGTTACGTTATCGGATTATTTGAGATATTCAAAATATAACGATAATCTTGTTCTTTTTAAGAGTAAGAAGGGAAAGTACGAAGGAAATGTTGATGTGTCTACATTATATGTAAGAGATACTTATTCTCCTGAGAATCTTACGCAAGCTGACAATAGTCAAAATCCAAAGGTTAAATGTTGGTTTTGGGTTAGTATAAAAATAAATGTAAAGAAAGGTCAGATTATAGATTTCTCTAAAATCTCGTTTAATTTTGAGCTGTTTGACTATATTCAAAAAAAAGAGAATATAACAAACCTATCAAGTGCAACAAGAACCATAAATATATACACAACATATCACGACCTTTATAAAAACGTATGTACTGATTCTAACTTGGGTGATGCATGTAGTGTTGAATTTGCAGAAGATGGAACATTCTATATTGATATTGATGCAATATTTTCATACAACTGCAAAGTGTTCACTATGGACGGAAAAAGAACATTTTATGGTTCAAGTGCATGGAAGGTTTCTTTTAGTGGTGATGTAGTTTTTTCTCTTGACACAAATTCAGAATATAGTTGGAAAAATGGTGATAATTATATTCCTCTTGACAATTCTGGTATTTATGTTAATGGAATAGCATCTGCAAAATATGTAGAGTATGACTATAACTTCGGAAAAAATGACGAAGGTATTTATGGGTTTGATAAAATCTATACTGGAACAGAGGATGATGCAGTACAAGTGTCTGTAACAGGTCGAAAATGGATTGCACCATCATCGGTACTTATGCCTTCTATATATCGCAACACGAAAGGTGCAGAGCGTTTCTATTACGCTTTGAATAACACCCACAAGTTGCCAAGCGGTAATGGATATTACGAGTTTGTAAACTTGTATAAGAAAGGAAATCCTCATCAAGGAACTGTTACTTTTGATGATATAAAGCCAACTATCAATGGAATTGTAAATGCGGAAGGACAATTGTTTGGAGAGATTGCGGATGTTGCTTTTGATAAAGAAGATAGTGACGTAAAGGATAGTGACGGGAAATATATTCATAACTATTTCTATATAAAGCTACATAAGTTTAATGGTGATTTTGGATTTGACTTATTTGCTCATGCATTAGCTAGCGAATCGGCAAAGATTAATCTCATCAAGAGTAACGGATGTCCTGCTTGTTCGTTTACCATTGACTGCTATTGGAATAGCACAAAAAATAAGTGCTATAACAATGTACTTACTGACGGAAATGGAAATTTGAGGTCAGATAGTGGAAAAATGAATAGCAAAGGTGATTATATTCTTAACGACACATACGTTGAGGATAACAAATCAAACCAAGATTCAACGAAAGAAGAGTTATGGATTGCGGTTCAAAAGGACACATCAACATTAGGTATCGTGATGCCAAACGCAAGTGCAGGCTTTAAACCGCAAAAGGGAGATTTGTTTGTCATCACAGGAATCAAACCACCAAAGGTTCTTGTAACAGCAGCAGAGAAACGACTCGATGATGCTCTTATCAAGCACATGAATGAAAACAATACAGACCAGTTCAACTACTCTGTTAAGTTTTCTCGCATATTCTTGCAAGAGAATACTGACTTTGCAAGCAAGCTAAACGAGAATGCAAAGCTTTCAATACAGATACAAAGCGATTCGGATAGCGATGGAAATCTTATTAGTCACGAAGTTTTCGTCAGCAACTACTCAGTAAAGGTTGATAACGATGAGCTGGCAGAAGTTGAAGTTGAGCTTGTAAATTCGTTGGAAGTTACAAAGAGTGATGTAAAGCAGATTATTGATGCAGTAAAAGGAGAAACGGTTAAATCGCTATCTGGCATGGTTGGTGGTAATAATACTAACAACTTTAATGCTAATATAACCGATAAAATGTATCTCTCTAAACTGAAAGACGATACCGCAAATGGTACTATCACCTTTCAGAAGGTGCAGAAGTTCTTGCAGGGATTGACAGCAGAAGACTTATCCCAGTTCAAGAAAGGTGCAACCTTCGGAGATTTTATTCAGGGAATGCTCTTCGGTACTGGTGGAAGGATTGACGAACTGGGCAACGCTGAGTTTGAGAGTATCATATCCCGAAGCTCTATCATAGCAAAGGAACTCATCGTGAACAGACAGACAGCTATGGAGAGCAATTTCGTTTTTACGGAGAGCGGTATGGTTGAGTCGGTGACGGAGATTCCTGCGGCAACGGAAGGTGGCAACGTGACTTACGACTTGAAGCTTCAGAAACGATGGGGTAACGACTTTACGACATTCAAGGAGAATGATGTTGTCTTGGCTTCCATCAATACTTTGGCAGAGAACGGCAAGTATTACGATATGTGGCTGCGAGTACTATCTGTTAATACCGTAACGAACACCATCACAGTTGTATGCTATCCCGACGAAGAATGCCCTAGCAAGAAGAATTATCCACCTTGCGAGCTGGCAAGATTGATACGATGGGGAAATGCGGTGGACGAAGACAGGCAGAGCTGCTGGTATATATCATCATCCGAGGGGTTGCTTGTATGGCTCGACCACGTTACTAAGCCTATCATAGACAAGACGAACTACTCTCTTGCGATGGGCAAGCTGCCAGATGCACTATCGTTCCTCTTCCAAGACTTCCCTACCGCCAACAAGCGTGATGGAGCGTTCTATGCTAAGTGGATGATGGCTGCATCATTCCAGCAGATAGACTATCAGGGCAACCCAATCTACACGACAAGAGACAGAGGCGTGTGGAGCTTGGCTGTGGCACAAGGAGACAATCCTTACCGCAATGGAGACCGAACGATTGATACCGTCTATTACCTCGGGTGCAAGTGGCAATGCCTTGAAGACAAGACAACAAAGCCGCCAATCTACTCATCTACAGCTTGGGCATTCGTGGAGGGTAATCCGTATTTTACACTCGAAATGCAATCATCGAAGCTGTGGAACTTCCGTCTCAACGACTTGATGGCAACGAATGCTGATGGCTCTTGGAAAGTATTCACTACTCTATCAGTAGTCGGAAGGCTCTACAATCAAGACGTGACCGATTCTATGGTCAATGTTGTATGGACTAGAGACAGCGGAAATCCAACGGCAGATAATAAATGGGCACTCTCTCACGCCAACTGCGGATTGTCGGTTGATTTGACCTATGAAGACCTTGGCGGTGCTGCATTCAAGATAGGTAGTGTGACATTCCGATGTGATGCCGAAATCAAGGATGGAGAGACGATGTATTCCGAAGATGTGAGTGTTAGTTTCTAATGTTGAACTTTAAAATTGAAAGATATGCCAAAAGAATTAGCAGTAAGTGGTGACAAGAT